CGGCCTTCAGTGCATAGCTTATTGCCCTCATCGACTAGCCTACCGCCTTCAGCGAATAGCTTAGCTCTTTTTTTCAGGGCTTGAGTTATGTCCATGACGTCTCCAAACTTAAATTATGAAGGAAGGACGGGGCTTTCGGCCCCCTAGCTGTACCCCATGAGAATGAAGCAGATGAATCTAAAGGCTCTCACTGCGCCTTACTAAGCAGCACTTCTGCTATACGTTCATGTCTTGCGATGGTTGCGCTTGGGCGATTTGCGTCCAGATGCCCCGTTTAACCCGTACGCACGGCTTCGTACTTCGCCTGAGGACTGATTATTACCATCCTTGTGGCAGTATGCAGTTGTCTGGCGCACCCTTGAACATGGGCGCTATGTCTTCGTCCCTGTACCCAGCTAGACCACATCCAATGCGTGTTACAGTGAATTGTATCTCTGGATGCTGAGTGGCGAACACGATGAAATTGTCAACGTACAGGCGAATATTCTAGTGTTAGTACATTCAGATGGCGATCTTTAGTGGGTATCGCATAGCTATTGCCCTGCAAGCCTATACCTTCACCGTAGACAGCACCGTAATGCTTCAGCGCATACAGCGCAGCGCCTCTACCATGGCGTCCAGCGAGGTTAGAACCGAATACAAACACTATCATCGCTTTGCCTCGTATCCATCGACACCGCTCGGGGTGTGTCTCGTCTGGCAGTACCACAGCGTCCTGTACGTCCGCGTCCTGTACATTCCCCGGCAGATGGTTACGTCTGCGGTGATGCACTCGCCGTCGTCCCCTGGGACAGCCGCATGGTGCTTGATCGTGGATCGCACGATCGCGTACGTGTTGTCGTTACTCATGGCAGGACTCCTCATAGATGTTGATCGAGTCTGATAAGCCTGCAAGGCTCGTGCCTTGTAAGCTTAGCGCACTATTCGCCTGCTTCTTGCACAGCGGGCCTAGTGGGCCCGCGCTGGCGCCGCAGTGCGGCTGCGATCCGCCGCGCTTCGCGAAGCGTGTGCGCGGTTTGCCACGCATGCCCCGCGATATGGTGGAGCGAGCGCCTCACATGGTAAACCCCATGCTCCTGAGCGATCGACACTCCGTCTCTTCGCTCGACGTAGCCACACGCGAAACCGTAGCCAGTGAGGCGCCCGCGGCGCGTATGTAGACTGGTCATATCGTTATCCCCATTGCTTCGACGTGAAGCGCCGAAACCGCTTTGGCACCATGAATCCCAGAGCGCCGCAGTACCTCCGCAGCGCTCTACCGCCCGGGAAGATCCGAGCGAACAGTGCGACTTGGGCGGGACTTGCGCCTTACAGTTCTTCGCTTTAGCGCGTAGCTACTGCCTTCAGCATATAGCTTACGGCCTTCAGCGCGCAGCTTATCGCCTTCATCGTGTAGCTTTTCGCCTTCATCGATTAGCTTACGGCCTTCATCATAGCTTTTCGCCTTCATCATAGCTTTCTCCTTCATCATAGTTTATCCTTCATCGCGTAGCTTGGCGCTTTCAGCGAGGAGCTTTTCGCCTTCATCGTAGCTTATCGCCTTAGCGATAAGACTAGCTCGTTTTGGACTATCTGAGTTACATTACTGCTTATGGACGTCCCGTCCGTACTAGGACCTACGTACTAGTAAATGTAGCGAGCCTTTCTTAGGTAGGTAAGGCAGACGCCTGAAACTTACATCGGCGAGCAAGGCTCTAGCCGACGTGAATATCGGCCCTTTGATTACACAGGGGCCAGCTGCGGCGGAGTTTAGGTTATCCGCATACCTTCCGCTTAGGCGGGGATGATGCCGAACTGGCAGCGAGTGACGAGAGTCTCCAGCACGCCCTGGTACTCGGACGGACCCTTCACGCGACCGTGGAAACGGTACGTGCCTCCGACTCGGACACTAGGCATTTTGCTGGCCCACCACGTCAGGATGTTGCCATCGGGAGTGAGAACCTTGACGATGTTGCGGTCGAACCGCCCCAGCGTGATGGTTCGCATCTGCACGACGCGCACCTTAGGCAGAGTAACCTCTTCGCCATTCTTCTTGTCGAGATGGACGCTGTCCGCACCAAGCGCCTGAAAGTTCGCATCCTCGCTGCCACGAATGGCGATGTCGAGAATTGCGGCGATCAGGTTCACTTGCGAGAACGCAACGTCGCCTTCCTTCGCACAGGCAGCACGCACCTTCTGACTGAACTGCGACGCATCCGAAGGGATACGCGTAGCGTAGGCCAGAGCTTCGTCCGCGTCCTGGAAGTCGTCGGCCGAAGGAAGAGAATCCTCTTTCGCCTCCGCAGCCATCCAGTACGCAGCCTCCGCAGTGCCACCGTCGTCGCGATCCTTACGGACGAATCGCCCCTCGATGCGCACCATGCGCGCCACATATGCGAGAAAATCTCGCTTTTGCATTATAGTCTCCTGTATTTTAGTAGCACCTCATTGTCAGCATTCCTAGCATTTGCTAGGCGCACGACTCTGTTACCCGCCCAGGATTCGGCGGAGTGATTATACGAGTTCCCCGTGGAACTCGCAATACGCACGCGCTTATTTCGTCTGCATTATTCAGCGCGAGCCTATCTCATTATTCAGACTGATAGGCTATGGTTGATCGAGTCTGATAAGCCTACAAAGATCGTACCTTGCAGGCTTAGCGCACTAGATCAGCACGCAGTACGCGAGAGCGATCCCAATGAGGACCCAGAATTCAGCCCGTAGTATGTGCATGATTCTCCTATGTATGCGCTCGTGTGAGGTCGCGCAGTGCTTGCGGCATTCGCATCTGTGCCTGCCACAGATTTGGTTTGATGCGCATGTACTTGTAGGTTCGGTTCTCGTACCTTTGGCGAAGGAAGTGAATCGTCTCATTGAGAGTTTTCACTTCGCTCCGAGTGCGCACCGTTCGCTTTGCCGCCGGAGGCAGACCAGCCTTACGGCGGCACACCTCGCATGGTACTACACTCGGAAACTTCGCGCAAAGGCTAAGGCACTTGTCGAGCACTTAAGCCTCCTGATTTCACGCAGGCAAGTGCCTGCGTTTCGCCGCTATGTCGGTCGGTGCGGCATGTGGTGACTCTGCATTGCCCGTGCCAGCTTGTTATCGCTGGCGATGCGAGGGGGGAGCAAACGGCGTGCCAAGTCGAGATTTCGCGGGGTTACGTGCGAAGTTGCGCATATCCATAATACTGAGGCATGGCATGAAACTTGCTGCGAGGGTAGTTAGGGTTACTGCCGAGGGTAAAAAAGGTGTCAAATTGAGCAGCAAATCTTGGCATGAAACTTGCATACCTAATGAAATCAGGGGTTTACGTGAAAAGTTGCGTATATCCCTTGATTAGTAAGAGGGAGAAGAGCAAGTAATGTGCCAAGATGCTGGCATGAAGGATGCAAGCTAGAGTAGTGTGACATTTATATCACACTTTCGTGATCTTTTCGTGATATAAATGTCACACTTTCGTAATATGTTCGTGACGCTTATGTCACACCAAATAGAGGGGATACTTGGACTAATGCCTAATATTTAGGCAGACCGTCAGTATATCCATATGACCAGTATTTCCCCACAAATAGCAACAAGCGCGAGAATGCTGAGGATATACGCACGCTTAGAGGGGAGAGATGCGTGGATATTGCGCGAAATGTTGCATAGGGGGGGTGGGCCTATTGACGTCGGCCTCGCTGTGATTATATCATCACATACACACGGGATGCTAAAAAGTGTGGACCTATGCCAATTCAGATACTTAGCGTGACATTTATGTCACACCACTACCCGTAGTGGGTCCTTTGTAGTTATACACCACCTGTTGTTGTTCAGAGTGGAATCGTGCAAAGGGGGCGAAATCGGGCCGTTCCGGCCCATATCGCGATCAGGTACTTAGCGTGACATTTATGTCACACCATTACCTGTAATGGGTCCATCAGTCGTGCTATTGCCTTACATCAGAGCCGTTTCTCTGTATAGTCGTAAGTCTTTGGATTGAACAGAGGGATGCCTTGTTGCAGCGTATCAAATGATGTCTTCCTCGGTTGTATACTGCGTTGGTCATCTCTGCTGATGGAATTGTCTTTGACTTGTCGGTGAATCAAGTCTCCAGCCCGTCCTTCATGAACGACATAGCGTTCATGAGGTGCTCATATACATCTACAGGCATTGTCTCCTTACAAGAGTTGCAGTACACCTTGCCTACCGTGATCTGAATGAGACCCCGTAGGCCACAAGGTAAGTGTACCCCCCATACGATCGTGGTCTTTACAGGCAAGAGCATCTCGTTCCACTCCCGCTTATCGGGATCGTACACTCTCTCGACGTTATCCACCTGCACTTCTTTCAAGGTCCAGCCTTGGAAAGGATAGATGTCATAATACCTTAAATTGTTCTTTAGCTTACTCATACTATTGCTTTGGATCGGCTAGTCGCCATAACTCGATTGCCTTTGAAAAGTAGTCCTGAACCTCCCACGGCATCTCCTTGCCGCAGGTTTGACACCACCGCTTTAGGAAGCCCTTGTACCAGCCCCAGTTGTTTTTCTTCAAATGGGGAGGGTGGGTTCTTACAGGGCCGCGTTTTTCGTGCTCTTCATAGTGCTGAAAGGCATAGATCTCCGTTTTCTTGTATGGCGTGAAGTTCTGATTGCCCTTAGGTGTGATGATTTTGTCACGCAGTTGTATTCGCCACCCCTGGTAGTCAAAAAACATTAGCGAGCCCACCGCTCTCGGCAATTTGCAAGACTCCAGGAAAAACACGCCCGCGCATTACTTCGACCTTTGCGGGCTTGTCCGCTTGTAAACTTCTTTGCTACCGATTCTTAGGCCCTCGTAGCCGTGGACAGCGACGTTAGCCGCCATCTTACGGTACTCTACTAGAGCACGTTCCAGGAATGGTACAAAGGGATTCTCGTCGGAGAACACAGCGAACGTAGTGTCCTCTGGTATGTCGTCATGCCGGCACGCCGCGCGAAAGGCAGACGATGCCGCGACCAGCATATCCTCCACGGCAGCGATACTTCCGAGGCGCTCTTGTTCTACGAAACCTCGTGAGCGTTTTTTGGCCACTACTTCCTTCCGTTCGGTGCGCTTGGCATAAGGGGAGCTAGAAGAGTATGATACCTTTTACTGAAGGAGTTCACATGAAAAACCGCAACAAATACCTGCACTTCCCCGTGACCATCTGGTCACGGGACTGCGATGTACCCGACCATCGAGTCTTCGACGTTGATTATCAGCTTGTAAAGAATTGCGACTTGTGTTGCGTGTACCCCGAACTATGTCCAGTAGAAGTTGTTCGAGCAGTATTTCATAATATGTGGATGGACCTTCCAGGGGACACGGTAATCGAAGACTTTTAACCGTACTAAATAGGGTAAAATAGGTTATCAGAACGAAAACCGGAGTAACTACTCGGATAAATCGTTAGTGGGATAGTTACCCCCTTTCGGTCCCCCATTAAGAGACTACATGTCGAAGAATCCTTATCCGAATCGTCCATATCCAGTGGGGGTACTATCGTATCCAACCACGAAAGCTACAGCTTCTTTTGTGTCCTCGGTCAAAAAGTACGCGCTGTTAGAGTATGGGGAAGCAGAGCTACTGATTGACATCCCCAATCTATTGAACATGGGTGGGGATTACCTGAATCTTGGCCACGGTGCCGGAGGTTCAGCACTCCTCTTGGCTCAAGGGCTCGTTGAGACTGACCTGCATGGCGTGGTCCATTCAGTAGACACATTCAAGGATCGAACTTGGGGACGGACCGAATCCATGGAAATCGTAGAGTCGTTCCATCTAGGCTCAATCGTCAAACTTTACAAGGCCCGAACGGATCAAACGGTTGACCTGTTCAACGATCTGACGTTCGTCTTCATCGACGCTGACCATAGCTACGAAGGCGTGCTACACGATTTTGTCAACTACGCGCCAAAAGTCATCAAAGGGGGGGCCGTGGCCTTTCACGACACCAACCAGGAACCCTCGAATAGAGTGATTCGCGAGCAGGTATTATCTGATTCATCCTGGCAACTGATGATCCACGTTAATAGAATTCAAGTATTTCAGCGGGTCTGACAAACCCCAAGCTGCACGATCCTAAGTACGATGAGATCGCTGCCAAGGAGTTCTGCGGAAATCGATTCGAAGCCTATAACTGACATTCAGGATGCCGACAATCGAACTGATTCACGAGTTCAAGAAGTACTACATGGTAACGGAGTAATCTGTGAAGTTGAACGTGGGAGATAAGGACTTCTCGGGTATCTATACCGAGGGTGGGTGGCTAACAATTGATGTATCCCCACGAAGTCGAGATAGCCATCGAGACAAGTTTATGGTTATGTCGGTGCTGGAAATGCCGTCTAATTGGACCGATTGCTACGAAGAGATCCACATGATCCACTGTTTGGAGCACATTAATCGCAATTTCAGGCAGCAAGTAGTAAAGGAAATTTACCGGGTGCTCGCACCTGGGGGTATCATTTACATAGAAGTACCTGATTTTGAAAAAACAATTGCTTTTCTCCATGATGCTTTTATTCGTGGAGATGAGAAGGTACAACATAATCTTACAACTTCTATATATGGTAAACAAAGATTTCCAGGTGACCAGCACTGCTGGGGGTATACGCGGCATACGCTAGGGGACCTATTCATCGAAGCGGGGTTCAAGTCTTTCCAGATCGGCCTAGCTGGTCCGGATTATGCAATGGGGGAGGTCAAGATGATCTCCTCGCATTATAAACAAGAGCCAGTGCTATTGGTTAAAGGAGTGAAGTGATGGACGAAGAGAAGACACCAGAGACACTAACGCCCGAGGAAACGCTTGTTCTACGGGAGGCGGAAAACGCCGTAAGCGATGAGCAGGGCTTTAAATCTGACGTAGCGAAGACCCGCCAACTGATCGATGCCGGCGAGGTCATGCTATTAATGGCCGTAGAGGGTAAAGGCGTCACCCCTGTCCCTGTAACTGCCGTTTTTCAGCAGCTTTTTGGCCTTCTAAACCATATAGATCAGCGACTTATTAACCTGGAAGAGAAGCTGAAGGTGAGTCTCGAAGGGGAGTCTCGAATTTTGACTCTCAATTGAGCCGAATAAGGTAAGATAAAGTATGGGAAAAAAGAACCATAGTTTCGATACCTTAGACCAAAGCAACATCAACATCTTGATTGAGTTGATTGTTGATCCCAACACTACGGAAGCTCTGCGCGTACGCATCCTGAACAAGCTCCTAGGTGCCACAGAGGCCGATGACTTCTTCGAGACCATCGCCAAGGAGAAGCTGGACTTTGGTCCATGTCCGTGTTGTGGCCACGAGAACGATTGGTTGATTCCGGAAGAGTCGCTCAATCGTATGGGTATCGTTACACACAAACGAGATGATCGCGTGAAGCGAATGACTACGGAGGCGGATTGCCCTCGTTGGAAGGAAGCTTGCTCAAAGAAGCGTATTAATATATGATTGAAAAGTATTTGAGCAATGCCTGATCCAGACGATTTTAAGAGCACTCTAGATGAGCTAGAGAAGGCTATGCTACAGTCCTTGGGACTAGAGCAACCGGTCAAGCCTCCTATGGTTAGAGCGGGTCCGACCAAGACTCAAGTCAATCTTCCACCAGACAAGACTCCCGAGTACATAAAGCGAGCCGAAGAGGACGTTCCTCGCATCGCAAGTCTTCGCAGCAAGATGGAAGCTGCGGCTAAGAAGCATCGGGTGCCAGTAGAGTATCTAGCGGGTATCGCAAGTCGAGAGTCTCGTGGCGGTAAGGCACTGAACGCCATGGGCTACGATGACGAGAATCAAGACTTCGGCGTCATGCAGGTAAATCAGAACTACCATCAATTGGAGGGTACAGATGCCCCCGACTCTCGGGCACACATCGATCAGGCGGCTGGAATCCTTCGGGATAACAAGCGTCAGATGGACAAGAAGTTTCCAAAGTGGTCGGATGAGGAACGTTGGAGAGCCGCCATTGCGGCTTATAACATGGGGGCCAGCAACGTCAAATCAAGAGAACAAGTGGACAAAGGTACGACCGGAGGCGATTACAGCCAGGACGTGCTCATCCGAGCGCGAGCGTTCAAGCAGCGTTTTCAGACGAACAAGAGGAAGCCCTAATGACCCTCGAACAGGAGCTACAACTATTTGAAGATGTCGGTTCAATCAAGGCGGGTATTTCTAACTTGAATAGACTATTGGACGCGCATACTACCCAGGATATGACGCAGTTTTCTGACATGACAGAGGCCGTCGAAGCGGTAGATGCTAAGGTGACCAGCATCATCAAGGATCTCGCTATTACGGACGCGGTACGGGCGGAACACGACAAGCACGTCAGTACCCTTGCGAACCGTAGAGCGAGCATTGTAGGCTCTATCGCAGGCTTCGTTAGTTCAGCATTCATCACCTGGATACAGATTCACTTTGGAGGAGGCGCCCGGTGAGCATCAATCCAGCATTCTCGATGATATTGAACCGTTAATGGCTACGATTGAACAAAAGTTAGAGGACTTCCTAAAGGAACAAGTGCGTGGTGATAAAAAACCACTGACACTTGAAGAGATTTTCCAGAAGACCTTAGATATGACGACACCTAGCCAGCCTGGTGACGTGCGCAATCTAAAGGAATATGAGAAGAAGAAGGTGGAAGAATGGTTCTAAAGCACGGTATCAATAGAGTAGGCCACCGTCATCCATTGGCAGAATCCTTTGCATTACTAGCATAGGATGTGGTTATGCGCAAGGGACATCGTAAGCCTCTAACTAAAAAAGAAAAAGCCTTCGCGAAATCTTTGGCTAACGGTACTGGCTCGATTAAAGCCGCTAGATTGTTTTTGAAATGGAAGTGCGGTCATGGCACGCCTGAAGCGCAGAAAGCTAAAGACTTAGCCCGAAGCCCACGTATCCGTGAAGAAGTCGATAGACTGAAGAACGTTGATAAGGTTGAAGCCGAAGCGGAGATGACAATCGATCAGACTCCAGGCTTCGAGTTGGAAGATTTGCGCAAATTTGCCTATGATCGCCTAAAGATCATCGCTGAAGACTCAGGTGTCAACCCTTCCGCTCGCTGGAACGCCGTCGAAGCGCTAGAAAAGCTGAATGATCCGAGTAAGGACATCAACCTCATTTACCGCTATATTGACATCATGTGGCGCTACTACGAGGGACACTGCCCTGCATGTCACAAGGACTTCCCCCTCTGGAAGATCCAGAACAACAAGCTTGAGGCGTACCGTGAAGAGAACGGTATCCCACCAAGCTCCCCGATCGAAGATCGATTGGATCGCCGTCTAGCCCTCCTACGAGCGGCTGATCCGGTACGACAGCCTCACCCTGGACAGGTGCGAGCGATATCGGCCGCCGAGCGTCATCTTGTTGGTACTGGTCCAGCCCGAGGCGGTAAAGCGACGGCTCCTGATACTCCAATTTTAACTCCTAAGGGTTTTGTGCGATTTGATTCGTTACGGATTGGCGATACTGTCTTTGATGAAGCAGGACAGCCGTGCCAAGTCATAGGAGAATCCCCTGTATGGAAGACGGGGGATTGGTATAGAGTCATTTTCGATACAGGTGAGGAGATTATTGCGCATGAGAATCATGAATGGGTAACCCATCAGTATAACTATCGGGAGGCAGTAAGGAGTCGAAAAGGAACAGCACGTTACGCTAACCGTAAGCGCAACGTAGTTCCGAATCGAATTATCAACAAGCGAATTCGAGCATTGACACCGACCGTGGTTTCTACCAAAGACATCTTTAACACATGTAAGGCTCGTGAAACTCACACTAATCATGCAATTCCAGTAAGTAACGCAATACAATTCCCTGCTCAAGACTTGCCTATTGATCCTTATTTATTAGGGGTCTGGTTAGGGGACGATACAGCATTGTCTGGCCAAATTACTATCGCCGATCAACCAATATTAGATAAGTTGCATCGTCTTGGACATACATATAATAAGATTCAAAGTTCTAAATACTGTTATCGCATTCACGGGTTATATGAAAAGCTAGTGACATTTGATCTGAAATCCAATAAACATATCCCACTAAACTATCTGTACAGTTCTTATGAACAGCGTCTTGAGTTATTACGTGGATTAATGGATACTGATGGTTATATCAACAAAAATGGTAACTGTGCGTTTTACAATACGAATAAAAACTTGTGCGATGGCGTAATGTTCCTATTAGCGAGTTTAGGAATCAAACGTTCTGTGGAATCTAAAGTAGGCACTTTATATGGGGTTAAGCATAAAACGTGCTATATTGTCAAGTTTACCACAACAGTGCCGATCTTCTCGTTAGAGCGAAAAGCGAAGCGACTACCTGCGACAGTTAAATCTAATCAACAATATCATTACATTGTTGACGTTAAGAAGACACAACCAGAGCAGGCTCGGTGTATTGAAGTCAATTCACCTAGTAATCAATATTTAGTAGGCAAATCTCTAATACCGACGCACAATAGCTTCCTGCTGGGTATGTTCTTGCTGATGTACGGCCTCATCCCAGGCGTAGAGAACTGGCTGCTTGCGCGCATCTATGAAAACGCCGACAAGGAGTTTCAGTACTATCAGCAGTTCCTCAACGTACTCTTCTACCCTGTAGCCAAGCACATGATGACTGTTCAGGTGGACCGCACAGGAGACAGCAGTATCAAGACACGCTGGGGCAACATCACAGAGACCCGATCGGGTAAGGCCAAGGGTTCGATCACAGGTCACGAGCTTGAGATCATCGTTGTAGCCGAGCCGGCGTGGGTAGAGGCAAGTCTCTTTGAGGAAGTGCGCGCCCGCATGAGTTCCCGCATGGGACGCATCATCGCGTTCGGTACGCCTAAGGGCTTCGGTGGCTTCCTGTACCGCATGAAGAAGCTGTCTAACCGTGGCCCGGATGGACACATCCGCAATGCTGAGGAACGCCTGATTCGCAACGGCTGCCCTTGGAACCAGAGCCTTGCTCAGTTCTCCCTATCACCCGAAGAGAACCCACAGTACGTCATCTCGGAGAAGGAAGCTGCCCGTGGCGAGCTTACGCGAGAGGAGTACGAATCGGAGTTCGAAGGGAGGATGACATCCGCAGAAGGTGCCCGATTCCCATTGATTCAGGAGCAGCACGTCCAGTCGCTCAATCCGGGCGTAGTCGAACGCCTGGTGTATGTCCTGGGGATCGACCAGGGACCCAAGAACTTTGGTGGCTGCCTGATCGGTTGGGACGGTCAGCGCATGTACGTTATATGGGAGTTCTTTGATGACACGGAGAAGACCATCAAGGCTAACATGATGGAGATCAATCGCAACCTTCCTGCGGTCATTGCAGCCAAGGGGGGCACCGCAGAGAATTGGCAATTGACCATCTTTGACTCAGATCCTCCAATCCATGGCATTCTCCTTGAACTAATAGAGGAGCGAAAGACATGGAAGACGGATGAAACGTACCGCCCCAAGAACCTGAAGGATTACACCAACTGGCGTGAAGAGACCATGGAGTGGATCAACTACATGGCTGGCCGTGGCTTCCTCATCTTCGACAAGGAGTGCGACCTTTTACATGAACAGTTGCGTGCAGCTCTCATCAAGCCACTTGACAATCAGAAAGAAAGGCAGACAGGCAATGACAAGGGATGGCTCGTAAAGGACCCATGGAGAGGTGACCACGTTATGGATGCCTTCCTGATGGCCTGCTTCTGTATAAAGGAAGAGTTGATTCACATGCCGATGGCAGGCGTGAATCCAACCGCACCGTTTGAAGCAGAGCGCCTGCATCAAGAGTATCAACGTATTAACCAGGAACGTAGAGAGCTAACAGGTAAAAATGATAACGAAGCTTGGCGTATTGTGTATGGTCACGAGCGCACCTCACCGGCAAAGTTTTGGTATCCACAGAGCTTCCATGTGGATAATAGTGATGAGGGGTAAATGAACGCTCCGAAGAGCGTTCATTAGACGAGCGGATCAGGTGTATTGAGGCTTGAAACGCCGCGTCTAGGGCCGCCTTTGAGTCTCAAGGTATCCGTTGTTTTGTTCAAGGCAACATCAATGAGTCTGACTAGATCCTCATAGTTGCCCTTGTCGAATGCCACTTCTCCAGTCCGTCCAACTAGGAAGTTACCCTTCTCGGTGAACTTTAACGAGTAGAGATCGAACTCAACTTTAGGCGGCAACACCGGAACATCCAATAGGGATGCCCCGAATGCCACAGCCTCCATAGCCGCAATACACTCACCAGTAGCTATTGCAATCTGTCTGCCTGTACTGTCTTTGACAGTCACTATACCTGTACCAGCATTACATGTAGCAGAAAATGTCCCTAATTCTACATCGGCCATGTTGTTTCCTTATAGCACAGTCTTCGCCAGAACGGCAAAAGCTTCTGCTTCCTCTTTGGTATTTTTCGCATCAGTGCTTTAGCCCCAATTAGACCTTAGGCTGTGCAGCCATGAATTCTTCATACTTGGCTTTTAGGTCTGGATGCTCATCCAAGTACACGGTCATCGCGAATGCCGTTTCGAATACCTTCGGTGGCTTGGTGAAGATCAGTGTGCGAGTGAAGTCAACCGTCTTGGATGCCTTGGCTGTACCTTGTGTGGCTACTGCCTTTTCGAATTTGCTTGCACGAACCTTCAGCATTTCGATCTTCTCGCGTAGGCCCGAGATGCCCATCTGGCGGAAAGTCTCTTCAAGCGCCTCAGGTGCGTCCACGATGCCCTTTTCAGCGCGACGACCACGGATGGTGTTCACTGAGTCGTTGTACTGCGCAGTCTTCAGGCGGATACATGCGCGCAGCGCTTCAAGAGCTTGACTCTCGTATGAAAGATCGGGGTTGCGCACGAAGATGCCGAGTTCGTCCATTAGCTGGCGAACTGCTTCGCTGCCGGGCTGGTTCGGTGTGAAATCGACCATCTGAGCGTTCGTCAGGTCGATTAAGCCGTCGGGCGCAATTTTGATGTCGATCCCACCATGCCAGTTCCAAACGACCTCATACGGCGTAGGGTTATGCAAGCGATTTATAATTGCCATGTTATTTCTCCTGTTTTAGATACGCTAGTGCGTACATTAGAATTTCAATAGAATCTTGTAGTTGACCTATACCATTATTACATTGATGACATAATAATCCACGAACTGCGTTAGTTTTATGGCAATGGTCCACAACACGAATTGGTCTAGTTTTGCAAATTGCGCAAAAATGCTTTTGTTTTTCTGAGAGTACCTGAAGATTCTCATCTGTTAAGCCGTAGCGTTTCTTTAAGTGATAAAATTTAGCATAATTAGGATTACGCTGTTGCCACTCTATAGATTGCTCTTGTTCTTGTTTTTTGCGCTTGAGGTGATTTTCTCTGCTACTCTTGAGTCGTCTCTGTTTTCGATCTTCATCTGACAAACGTCGCGTACCTCCTGTACTCCGCGTTTGGACTCCATTACGAAGAAGAAAGTTTCTTACACATCCAGGTGAACATTTGTAAATAAAAGCCAAATCGGCTAAACTTGTCCCGTTCTCATAACCGTCGCGGATTTCGGTTCTATACGCTTGTAACTTTGATGGCATCTGACTATATCATACCACAAGTATGTACTAACTTTCAATGTCGCTAAATACTAAGGTTACAAGTTTATGTCCTTTTTGGTAATTTCTAATGGAAAAACCTTCCCAGTGCCCAAACAAATGGCCGGGGTGTTGGTCTGTTTGGTTGTGTAGAATTGAGTGTCCGTGTACTTCCCATGTACCAGCAAACGAGGTCTGGTAGCGAAGCAAATCTTGTTAATACCCTTGGCCTGAGATTTGATGGTACCGAAAGTTTCACCATCAGGGCCTTCGTGCGTCACCAGGAGATCCACCGGACCTGCCGTACATGCCGTACGAACCTGATCCATTGTGTAGTTGCCTTCAAGCGTCCAAGGCTTAGGACTGTATGTACCGCCCAATCCAAGTACTCGAATACAATCATCGGTAACCTCAAGAAGAGTGCTATTGCCGTTGACCAAGATGTGCAGATTGAAACATAGCTCGCCATAGCCCTGACGAACCATACGCTGAATCCAAAGATGATCCTCGTGCTTGCCCGCAACAAGAAGAGTGGGAATAGGCAGATTTCGCTTACCAACCAAGTAATCAATAAAGTTGCCAGGCCCAGCGACGGAAGCGCGGGCTTGACGGCTCGCTCTAACAGGGTCAGGCCAAACACCAAAGTTCCCCGTCGAGATGACCCAATCGAACCCCCCTGGCTCAGCCATGAGTGTATCGTAGAGGCGATCGATCTCACCATACAGAGACCCTACTAGTGCGATTCGCATTACTTTTTTTCCAGAGCCTTGATGCGTTTCTCAAAATCCTCGACCTGGGCGTCCATGACCTTGAAACCTGCTACGACTTCACCCTGGAGCATCTTGATGATGTCCAGAGCTTTGAGGGTCGCGCGTGCATCTACGAACTCAGCGATGATATCGGCCAGGAGATTCACCTCATGGTTGATGGCAGCGATCTGCCGGATATCCAGGTTGTGACCAATGGTCTTCCCGAAGATGGTTGAGAGCTTCGAATAGAGCTTCTCGTTGAAGGGCTTGATGGGATCTGACATGTGTCTCCTAGAATAGGTTGCGTAGCTCGTCTTTGACGAAGACTGAGAAGCGGTTTCCGAAGTCCTGGAAGCCGAGGCGGATGAGTTCCTGAGACTGCTTGGCGTCGAAGGTCTCCTTGTTAATGATGTTGATTACCTTGCAGAACGGGGTCTTGTTCCGGTCGAACTGAATCGCCATGGCGCAGTTCTTGCTGAGACCGATAGAAATGAGATCTAGCTCCTTCTTGATCGTAGCCACAACCTCTTCGAATCTCTTCTTGGGCGGTTCTTGTGGAGTACCTACCACAACTCCATTCCCAAATTTCGCATCAAAATCAACTGGTTGGAAGCTTTTCGCCCCCTTCTTCTTACGTATTCCCATAGATATCCTCCTTCTGTATTAAAGTTTTGATCTTATTATAAGCTTTCGCAGCATCTTCTTCTGAGTCAAATGAACCGAGATTTACTACTGATGTCCATTTCTTGGATTTCTTATTCCAAGAAACACCAGCATATTTGCTTTGTATAGCTGATCTATTGCGTCTATTTTTTGCACTATCTGAAGGTGTAGACCATTGGCAGTTGGATGGTTCGTAGTTTCCATTATTATCGATGCGATCGAAAAATAAACCCGGTTTCCAAGTTGGCAACATATCTTCAATAAACGAGACAGAATTATTCCAACGATCACAGATCTTGATTCCTCTACCTCCATAATAAGGAAAATTATAATGGTTTGAGTTCAAACAGCGTTTTCGCATATTACGCCAGGCTTTGTATACCGGATGCTCTTTACCTTTCGAGCACAGCCCATGTTTGTTATACATACATATCTTCTAGATCTTTTTCTTTGGGAATATATGCCCAATATACATCCAAAGTTGTAGATACTTTATCATGACCTAAAAGAGCCGAAATAGTCTTTGGGCTGATCCCTTTTTCAAGCAGACTTGTTGCTGCTGTGTGTCTTAATCCGTGTGTAGTGATAACCGGAATTTTAACCAGACGGCATAGGGCTTTGAGAAAAGGGTTCAAGTCCCTAGACGGAAACACGGGCGTAAGTTCCGAAACACCTATATTATACCGAGTCAAAAGGATAGTTTCAACTTCCTTGTTCATAGGCAAGGTGCGAAATTTGCCAGTTTTCGTTGGCCCTATACTCCCTGTAGCTAAGTCTTTACTCCTCTGTATATGTATCACACCATTCAAGAAATCTATATCTGCCCAAATCAGACCAAGCAATTCCCCTTTACGCATACCCGTAAACAAGTGAATCCTCATCATATGATCTAAATCTAATTCAGGGACGGTGGATGCGATAGGCATATTTATGATTTTAGCGGCTTGCTCTCGGGACCAGGCTTTGATTTTAGTCTGAGGACGAGACGTATCTTGAAAATGCTGGAACATGAGACGCTTCTTGTCTAGTTCGATACCATATGTGAACTTCATGTACTCACCTAGGACTACGAAACATCCTTTTATGGTGCCAAGCGATAGTTCATCTTCTTTCCAGCTTTTCATGCATGCGGAAATAATAGCCTCGGGTTCAGATATGATAGTCGAAAAAGGAGCAATGTGGTTGTTGAACATTGATAGTTTCGTCTTGACCGTATTCGGTCTGCCATACAACTGCCCCCGGAACGCTTTTGCCTTCGACATGTTTATTTCTCGACCTCCGTTGAGATATTACGCTTCTTCGTCGCCTTCTGCAACCCAAATAGGGTAAAATAACCGTAGAACTATTAGGAGGAGAAGTGTATGTTCAAATATCAGAAACTCATAAATAGAGAGCGCCAATTTCCCGTCGTCCGTGAGCAACTTCAGAGTGACGGCACCGTCAAGATCACCAGAGAGAAGGAGCCCTTGGTTCTGGTCGGTTTCGGGAAGCATGACCTCGTAGATTTCATTGGTAGCATTGACCTTGTTAACGAAGCATTTGTCAAGAACTGGCCCCCCCGCTACCGCAGACAGTCGATCTGCATCAAGGACGAGATTGACCTCTTCCATGAATTCACAACTTGGCTAACAAAACAGGCAACTAAGAGGTAACATGCAATTCGCAGCCCCCAAAGTAACACGATTCGCCTCTGGCGTAACCGACTCACCCGTTGAGAACGGCAGCTCAATCAAAGTCTACGGCATCCATGTACAAGGGACATCAGCCGGTCAAGTCCTCGTAGAAGAGAACGACGGCTCGACAGTTCTGTTTGAAATCTCAGTTCCAGCCAACGGTTCGTACGTCATGAACGTCCCGTTCGTTTCAGATCGAGGAATCAAGATCACAACTCCCGCAGCCGTCACCTGCACGGTACTTCATTCGAACGTGCTCTAAGGCTAGTTTTGGCTAGCGATTGGTCTGCACCAGAGGACTTTACGTCTGCCAACCGAAAGGCTTGGAAGTCTAAGATCACCTCTGCCTCGGACACGGTGGACTTCAAGCACGTCTCTGAAGCCCCCGAGAACCTCATGCTCACACCTGAAGATTTCGAGATTGTACCTGAAGATGTACAGTCCGACAAGGAGGAGTGGGCCATTGTAACTCTTGCACCCGCTAACGACGCTGATCAATGGACACCTTCGGTCGGTGAGAACGACTAATGGCCAAAATGTGTAAAAAGTGTAGTTCAACTGATCGTTACAAAGATGGAGATTGTAGCCTATGTTCTATTGCACGCTCGCTCGCCGCTGCCAGGGCCGAGCACGAAGAGCTACTTGAGCGCGCGCTAGATGGCACGCTCAACAAGACGCAGGAGGCGCGCCTCAAGGCGCTGCAAGCGGCGCTCGTGTACGTTGCCGAACTGCGGCGATCTTTACAAGAGCAATAAGTATGTCAATTACTAATAGTAATGCATTAGTTCATACATTCTACATCTGGCCGCAGATGGGTCTCAACCTTAGCGAGCAGTGGGGAAAGGTTCGTGAAAACTTCGAGAATCTACATCCGCTCGCGAAGGCTGCCCAGCTAGCGCTAGATGCCGCAGAGAACCACGAGCCAAAGAACAATGACCTCTCAGGTCTGGCAATCGGTGAGCGAGACTTCCGCAATCGCTGGCGCACCTGGTACGATCCAACACGCGACCGCTACGCCATTCAGTTCAACCAAGGCACGGAAGCTCAGCCTGTATGGGACGACTTCCTTACAGTACGAGACTCGGACGGCCGCGTTACGGTTCACGGTACGGGAGGTATCGATTCGTCTATCGGCGGTTTCTATTCTCCATTACCTCGCAACCTAGCGGTATCTGCTGCGTTCACTCCTGCTTCGTTCGAGTGGCAATTTCAGCACAACTTGAACACTAAGCCTATCCTCTGGGATGCGTACAACCTAGAAGATAAGAGCGTAACTCCTCTTACAGTTGACGTTAGCGATCCTAACGTCGCTTACTTCTATTTCGCTATAGCTACAGCAGGGCGTGCCATTGCCGTCGCCGAGCAAGCACGAGGTGAAGGCATCCGAATTACGGACGGCACTAATACTTACGAAGGCAGCACTCGTCTAGGTTTCAACATCGATGACTTTTACCTAACCAAAGATAGTTATGGTAAGCCAGTTGTCAATCTTCAACCTATCGATCAGGCATCAATCGACCACGGTTCAATTAGTGGTCTAACAGATGATGACCATACACAGTATCTTCGCACAGACGGTACTCGTGCTCTTACAGGGAATCAATCTGCTGGAAACAACAAGATTACTAATCTTGCAACTCCAACCGCTAACGCTGATGCAGTAACGAAAGTTTACGCTGATAGTCTGGTAGTAGGCGGAAGTATGGTAAAAGTTGAAGATTCAGATGGTCAATTTTTCAATACAAACACCATCATCTTCAATAAAGAATCTGATCATATAATTGGATTTTACATTACTCCAAATTCATCGGGTAAACCCGTGATTAACATTCGAGGAGGGGACAACCACGATGAATTGAAAGGTCTCCTAGATGATGACCATACACAGTATCTTCGCACAGACGGTACTCGTGCTCTTACAGGGAATCAATCTGCTGATAACTTCAAGATTACAAACCTAGGTCAACCAACTGCTGATTCTGATGCTGTCCGTTTACAGGATATTGGTCCAGGCTTCTATGGTCTTACTGTAAAGCAGACTGGGACGCCCAACGTTTCCTTTCGAGGAATCAAAGTCATTGAATTTGATCGCGGTGGTTTCTATTTAGGCCAAAATAGTCCAAATACCGATACAGTCGTCATAAGCACGGCTAGAGATAAAATCAGCATAACGGATGGTAGATTAGCCTATTCTACAGATCATGTGGGTTTCAATCACAATCAATTTTATTTGTCATCTGGTAGCCAAGGGAAACCAGTTGTAAATATTTCGTCTAGCTATGCCCCTAACGGTTGCGTGACTATGATTCGTAGTGCGGATAGCAATAATTTGACGACTATATCCGCAGCCTGGGTTGTTTTCAATGAACGCGGCGAACCAATGAGTAGTGCGGGTTCAACTTCCGAGGGACTCCAAGAAGCAATCAATTATGCTGCATTTCATGGCTACGATCTCAAGGTGTATGGTGGAGGTATTGCTACAAAAAATGGACAAGATGTAGCAATCATCAATTGTACTAATCAAATTACTGTGCCTCCAGTTCAAGGTGTGGATTGGCAAATTCACGCTACAATCAACTTTGGAGGGTCCCCTTCTGGTACTCCAGCCGGTGTTCTGTTTGATAGCGTCATGGCTTCGGACATTTCGTTTCGAGGTCAGATTGTGGTTCCTTCGTCTTATACTTTTGGCGTTCGCTTTGCGCCTATTAGCGAACTTCCACAAGATCCAAATGGTCCAGTAGTTACGTCTTCCACCATTAGACTTCCTTCTGTAGTCAAAGTCGGTGGGATCGCCATTGAACTAGACTGTTCAGCGGGAGGGATCTCGTCCAACTTCTTCGAGTTCACCGAGCCGAACGGCGGCGATACTGGTGTTAGAGTTCTCCCTGGGTCAGGCTTCTCGTTCGATAACAACGAAACCAGAATAGTAGATTGCCATGCTCAATCTACTTGCATAAATGCTGGTTTCAGTAATGCTTTGGGAAATAATTGTTTTGGAAATATTTGGAGTGTTCAATGTGACCCTCTTGTAGGAGGCGTCGGAATTGAGATCTTTAGTAAAAACGATCATTTCAATGCTTCAATTACTAATCTAGAGGGTCTGCCTACCAACGGCGTAACTCTCAATAACGCCGCTTCGAGGAACATCATTATCTTTCGTAAAAATGATGCTACGAACGCTTACAATGACGCCTCAAGCACTGGTGATAACATCATCATCATTGCGCCAAATACCGCATCTCAAGCGGTCAACTTTGGCGGCCAAAAACTGTCTAACATGGGAGCCCCTACCGTCAATACCGATACAGCACGACTAGGAGATATTGCCTTCACGCTCAGTGATGGCGTGAGGAGTTTTGTCACTCAAAGTCCGGCTCGCACGATTAGATTCAATCAGAACGATTTCTACCTTACTAAAGAGTCGTCAAGCACACCTCAATTGAATCTGCGGTAACCGAAGGCAAAGTTGCTTACTACAGTTCAGGAGCAAGACGGTCGTCCGTCAAATGTCAGCGTAATCCGTTTCAACCTAAGCTTTAGGGTATAATAAAAGAGCAATAAGGAGGCAACACTATGGCAAATGATCTAGATGAATCCCAACATTCCTCGGTATTGGCTAAACGCCAAGTTGAAAAGGACAAGCTTGAACAATCCACAGAGGCTTTCCAGAAGGCATTGAAGAAGGTTTTCAAGCAATGCCTGAAAGACGAAGACACCCGCGCGAAACTACACCAAGAGATGCAGAATGGTAAACGGGGTCTTGGTTCGAATCCGACGATGGACCAGATCGGTCGAGCAACCCGGTCAAACGGTGGAGGCTTTGGCGACTTCGGTGACGAAGAGACTGGTTTGGAAAAAAGATACTGGGAAAATGAAAACGACGGCTAAATTAAAACGTGGTGGCCAATCTACACATGGTATGTCTGGAACTCCCATTTATGGGGTATGGATGGCAATGAAGTATCGTTGTTTTAATCCTAAATGCAAAGAGTTCAAGAATTACGGTGGTCGTGGAATTACCGTCTGCGATCGTTGGATGGAATTTAAGAGCTTCAGAGATGATATGTTGTCTACTTATCAATCTGGTCTTCAATTGGACAGAATAGATAATGATGGAAATTACGAACCATCTAATTGTCGTTGGGTCACACGATCGCAAAACGGAAAAAATAAACAGCATAAAGCTTCTAAGCAGAGCAAATATGACGGGGTTATTTGGCACGCAGATAAATGGCAAGCATCCGTCCGATTTAGAACTCATTCAGAGGAGGAGGCTTTTTTCATTTACACAAAATTAAATGATTACCTAAAAAGCCTTATTTAATTGTTCAACAAGAAAAATGATACAATTGAATTTGCAAAATTAGAAGTAAAATGTCAATTTTTAGAACAAGAAAATGAAAAACTAAATAAACAAGTCGAGAAGCTGCAAGAAGCTTTAATCGCAAGCACGGCCCCGAAAGCGTTTGACGCGATGCAGAGAGACAAATCTCTTCCCGACACGAAGGAAGAGATGGAAGCGCGAATGAAAATGCTTAAGGAGCACGCCTACGTTGCATCTTATCTTGAAGAGATGGAAAAACCTAGCTTCGACGGCGTGGATGAAATGACGAATTGGCTGTCATCTGGTTATGCCAAAACTTCAATGGCTGATACTCCGATTGATGAAGGTAATAAAGAAAGTTAATGGCTGCTTCGACCCCATTTCAGCAAAGAGTCTCTAATGGACAGCTAACGTCCTTGGATAACCTGCCCCACATGGACCCCGCTATTGGTACAGCTATTGCATCTTATTCAAATTCAATCAATTCGAACAGACAGAGCTACCGTTGGCTACAGGCTCTCGTGTGGATCGAGAATATCCTCTTCGGCCTAGGTCGGCAGTGGAACTCAGACATCTTGCACAGCCGCCTGTCTCGCAACACCGACACAGGCGATCTGGCTGTCATTTCCAACGTCTCAAAGAAGATTCCTCAACCGACCAACGATTTCGTGGGTCGCTACGTTGAGACCAACATCTCTCTCCTTACGGAGAACCGTCCACAGCCCCGCATCACTGCAAAGTCAGATGCGCGTGACGACAAGCAAAAGGCAGAGCTTTCTCAGCTTGTACTGGACTACCTATGGGAAGAGCACAATCTTCCAGAGAAACATCGTGAAGCGGCCCGCTTGATCCTTTACTGCGGAATCGCTTTTATGGAGATTTGCTACGATCCAACCGAGATCCGGCACCTTGCTGTCCAGCAGACTGAGACTGAGCAGACAACTGCTATTCCCGGTCCTGATGGTCAACCCATCATGCTACCCGTACCTCGCCAAGTTCCAGTGATCGATCCTAAGACTGGCGCGCCCAAGATAATTGGCGAGCTTGAGTACGGCGATATCGCATGCAAGCTTGTGGGCCCATTCGAACTTCACTTCCCACAAGTTCACTCGTGGGATGATATCGATTGGGTCATGAAGGAAGCGTTTCTTCCAACACAGACCCTAAAGGACCGATTACAGGCGGAAGGACTGAAGAAGGTTTGCGTAAAGAAGAACGGTTGGGATCTTGAGGTTCTCAAAAGCCTTGGTGCATTCAACGTACAGACACTTCCCCTTTGGTGGTGGGAGCGCCTGACTACGGCTATTGAAGGGCCTGGCCCGAACATCTACGTAGGTAATCCTGAGCTATGGGACGACCACGCAGTGATGCGCACATTTGATCGCAAGCCGTGCCCAATGTGGCCAAACGGTCGTACGATCATCACGGTCAACGATCGAGTGCTCTACGATTCCCCCAAGGACGTAGGTGCGCGTGCGTATGATCCACGCTGGCCACATCGTTGGCACCCATATGTTCGCTTCCGTTGGGAAGCCCAATGTGGATCGATCCTTGGTCGTTCATTGGTAAGCAAGTTGCTTCCCAAGATCAAGCGCATCAACGCAATCGATACCGCTCTCATCATGTGGCGTAGAACTGTGCCAATGGCAGCTTGGGTCCTCCCGAAAGGGTCGAGCCCAATCGAGGATATACAGACTGGCCGTGCAGGCGTATTCTTCGAGTACGATCCTCGCAAGACCATGGGTGCTGCACCGCAACCGGTACCTCCAACGCCATTCCCTGCCGCATGTCTTGAAGAGCGAGAGTTCTGCAAATCTGAAATGGAAGCTATGGCGGGGACTGAGGAGGTACTTCGTGGTCAGCGCCCTGAAGGTGTGAATTGTTGGACAGAAGAAGGTGAACTAACTAATTCAAATGGTGTACCTGTTTTAGTTAAGGACATAAAAGTTGGTGATGAACATATCGCACTAACCGGTCCTGGTCCTATTGGAGCTTGCCATAAAAATTACTATAATGGTAATATGAAAACCATTAATTCTTACGGAAATTTACCTGTAACTGTAACAGAAAACCACAAATTTCCTGTTCTTGTTGGAACAAAAATCATACAGAAAAAAGCATCAGAACTTAAAATTAAGGATTTACTATTAGCGGGTTATTTTAGGTATAGAGATGGAATTGAAAAACTTGATATTAATGCCTATATAACTGGACCGGAGAAAATAGGAGGAGAAAAGCACGGTAGAACAACTATTACCAATAATCAAGCAAATGAAATTAGAAGTAAATTAAGTAACGGAGAATTAGGCCAAAATTTAGCTAAAGAATATAAAATTAGCATAGCTGCTATCTCCAGAATTAAAAACAATAAGTCTTTTAAATTAAATCCTAAAACTAAACAAGTCCCATTTAAGCCTATTATAGATTTGAATGAAGATGTTTTATGGTTATTTGGAATGTATCTAGCGAAAGGCATGGTCGCATATGCAAAGAAAGAAAACAAAGTAACAGAAGTCAGATGGACTTTACATACTAAAGAAAAAAACTTAGCTGACAAACTTGTTTGTATATTAAAAAATGATTTTGGATTAAAATCTACTATTCGATACAGAAAAACAGCAAAGGCTATGGATGTTTGTGTATCTAATAGGATGTTTGCTAGATTAATGTTATCCCTCTTTAATACAGGCGCATTAATTAAGCATATTCATCCGGATCTTTTCCGTACTATAAAATCTTTATTACCTCTAGTAGCAGGTTGGTTTGACGGTGACGGTAGCAAAGACGGTAATACTTTAAAAGGAAGCACTATATCTAAGAATATTGCATCTCAAATGAGAAGTATTTTACTCGATGAAAAAATTTATTGTACAATTAATAAAGTAAAAACTCAAAATAATAGAATTGCAAGATATCCTCAGTATTGTCTACGGACTAGTGCTAGCGATGCTGATCATTTGATTCAATACAGCAATCGATTTATAGGTTCTGATTTTAAATGTGCATCTAATAATCAAGGTCGTCGTGGTTTTTGGTTTGGTAATTTTTATGCTTCGTATGTCTGTCAAATTAATGATATGCAATATGATGGTTATATTTACAATGTAACTATGGATGAAAGGGTAAAAGAAGGTAAAAATACGGGCCAAATCGATGCAATTGATTCGCATAACTCCGTGAATTCATTCGGGTTATTTACCTTCCAGAGCGCAATAATGCTAGACGTTCTCCGCAAGCAGGCCCTTAGCTCACGATCTGCCATCCTCCAAGCTTGGGACGAGAGTCTCCAAGTTGAGGGTAGCAGCTTGCTCATGGAAGTCATCAAGCACGTCAAGAACGATCCTCGTTACCTTGAGCGCCTGAAGATCCTAAGCCGAGAGAAGGCAAGCCGATTCACAATCGACAGCTTTTCTGGTGCAGACCTTTCAGACAACGTAATTGTCAAGGTGGATACTGCATCCCAGGCAATGGGCTCCCGCGAAGCAAAGCAGGCCCGAGCAATCGAAATCATGCAGTACGCACCTGGTCTCATCCAACTTCCGATCACACTGCAAGAGAAGCTTGTTGAGGATCTCGGTTGGCCAGACACGATGCAACCAAAGGGCCAGGACATCATCCGCGCAAAGAACATCCTCAGCTACATTAAGAACAACCGGTTCGACCTGGCTGTTCCATTCCCTGAGGACGATCCTTACGTCATCCACGATCTCCTTGTTGAGGAGCTTAAGGGTGATAGCTTCGTGGATCTCCCACTGGAGCAGCAGAAGAAGATCATCGAACTCATCGAAGAGTACCAGCGCGAGATCGAGCGCGTCGAGAGGGCGCAATTGAAGATGCAAGCCGAGATGGCTGCAATGCAAGCCGAGATGGCTGCCCCTCCTGAGGGTAGCTAGTAATGAGACCGTGTGTTAAATGTGGATCTATTGATCGTTACAAAAAAAGTAATGCTTGTCGTCCTTGCAATATTGTCTTGTTAGCAAAACATCGAAAAGAAAATCCAAATTACGATAAAAAATGGCGGAAAAAAAATCCAGAAGTCAAATTGTCCATTAACCGAAGATCTCGATATGGATTGACTCAAGATCAATACATTCAAATGTTTAATGATCAAAACGGTAAATGTAAAATTTGCAAAACAAAGTCTATTAGAGATGTAGATCATTGTCATAAAACAGGTAAAATTCGTGGTCTACTTTGTCAAAGATGCAATCTAATGCTTGGTTATGCTCTAGATGATCCAGAAATCTTAAGATTAGGCGCGGAATATCTTGAGGAGAAAGAATAAATGGCTCTACGAGATAAAGCACAGAAAGCAGCGGGTTCCGGTTCACTACGAGCAGCAGTCAAGAAGGCTACTGCTGGTACCGAGGCTCCATCGCTGAAACACCCTACACTTGATAGCCCTGAGTCATCCCAGCGGCAGACATATATTCCGCCTATGCCTAAAGATCGTTTCCAATTTTTGAGGGATTTTTCTATGAAACCCGGTCTCCGCAATAAAGCCAGCGGCGAAAATACTAACAGATAATTGATTTCTGTCACAGACTCCGGACACCGTCCGGAGCGTGCGAGACACGGAGTGCTAATCCGCCCCTCCGCACCGTAAGCCGTGACTAGCCATTTTGCTGAACTTACTGGACGTGGCAGTCCCAAGCATCTTCGCTGCGCTACCCTAACAGCGATGCCCTGCGTAAGTCAGCGGCGAAGGGGCGTACAAAGGAGCACTTACCGTGCATTTCGTCCCAGTAGTAGATAAAGAGCAAAAACCTCTCATGCCCACCACGGCTAATCGTGCAGCCACTTGGATAAAGTCAGGCAAGGCTACTCCCTTTTGGAAGCGGGGTATTTTCTGTGTCCGCCTCAACCAAGAGCCTTCCGCTCGCCAACGCCAGGAAATAGCCGTAGGCATCGACCCTGGTAGCAAAAAAGAGGGCTTCACCGCGAAGTCCGAAAGCCACACCTACCTCAACCTGCAAGCCGATGCCGTCACTTGGGTAAAGGCTGCGGTAGAAACTCGTAGGAATCTGCGGCGCGCCCGCCGCAATCGGAACACTCCTTGCCGCAAACCCCGTTTCAACCGCGCCAGGGGAGGACTATCTCCCAGCACCAAAGCCCGTTGGCAATGGAAACTTCGTCTCTGTAAATGGCTGTCCCAAATGTATCCTATCACGCAGTTCGTGGTGGAAGACATTTGTGCCAGAACCAAGAAAGGACAGCGACGGTGGAATGTTTCTTTCGGCCCCTTGGAAGTAGGTAAGCATTGGTTCGAGGGAGAACTCAAGAAGTTAGCGCCTGTGCTTTTGGTTCCGGGCTACGAAACTTTCGAAATGCGACGCGCAGCAGGACTCAAGAAGAGCAAGCAAAAAATGTCCGAAGTCTTTGCCGCGCACTGTGTAGATTCCTGGGTTCTCGCCAACCATTGGACAGGAGGGCACATCAAGCCGGATAGCGAACAGATGCTTCTGATAACGCCCTTGCGCTTTCACCGCCGCCAACTCCACGTTCAGAACTTCAAAGACGGTAAGAGAAAACTCTACGGTGGAACCAGAAGTCAAGGTTTCAAAAGAGGTTCCCTGGTAAAGCACCCAAAGTATGGGCTTTGCTACATCGGGGGAACCCAAAAATCCAGAGTTAGCCTGCATAGTCTTCAGGACGGCAAGAGGCTGGGCCTCAATGCCAAGCCAGAGGACATTCAGTTCCTAACTCACAACACCTGGAGGCTGCGAGCACCACTCTCGGTTTCCGTCGCAGAAGAATAGATGATTACCGATGAACAAGTTTCTCTATTAAATTATTGGCCTAAATTTGAACCGGCTATTCGTAACTGGTATAGCGAGGGAACGGCAGGACTTGGGGACATCATCAAAACACAGCAAATCGCAATCGATTCTCTTCCGGATGCGTCTCCTCCAATAAACATTGGAACGGGAGCTGATGGATCAACGCCATACACAACTATATCTGCAAACACCACTTTCACCTTGACAATCATGGTTTCCCAAGCCTTTTCAGCGGGAGCCACATTGACTATCGGATCAATTTCAGACCCTTCCCTGGTAGTCGGAATTAACGATTCAGACCTGACCATAGTAGGAAACTACGTCATTGGAGGTCAACTTTTTAATACCGACACAGAATTATTCACATATCTAAACAGTAACTTGTCGCCCACGGGCGCGATTACTATCATGAAGGCATAATGGCAGACATCAAGAACTTTGGCATCAAAGGAGTTGGAAACGACGTACAACTCGGTAAATCAAATCCGAGGGTTATCGTTACAGGCTCAGATGTAACGTTTCGAAATTCAACAGATACAGCATATGTCAATGCTTCAGGTTTAGATCCCACAACAGCCCAGCATTTTGCAACTAAAGCTTATGTAGATGCGGTAGCCACTGGCCTAGATGTAAAGGGTTCAGTTCGAGTCAAGACAACCGCTAACGTTACTTTAGCCGGTGGAGCCCCTAATACGATAGATGGCATTTCTCTTGCTACTAACGATCGCATTTTAGTTGCCAATCAGACCACAGGATCACAGAATGGCATCTATACTGTAACGACTTTAGGTACTGGAGCAAACGGCACATGGACCAGAGCTACTGATGCAGATTCAAGCACCGAGGTTACGGCTGGCATGTTTACCTTTGTTGAAGAAGGGTCTCTTGCTGCTGACTCTGGTTGGGTATTAACTACAAACAATCCAATTACTCTAGGCACTACTGCTCTGTCGTTCTCGCAGTTCTCTTCAGGTGCAGGATCACAAGATCCGTTGTATAGGCAGCAGGCTTTGACTACAACTGCATCACAGAACATTGGAACATCAGTTCCCGCCAATGCTAAAGTGCAAGGTGTTAAACTAACTGTTTCTACTCCATATAGTGCAGGAGGTACTATTGCTATTGGAGATGGCACAAACACATACATGACAACGGCGGAAAATGATGCTCAAATCGCTGGAACATACGTTGTTGAGTTGCTAACCACTACTGTAGTCGCTGCTGTGCAATTGGTTGCGACTATTGGTGGTTCACCTGCTGCTGGCGTTGCAACTGTTCATGTAGATTACGTAATCAATTAATGGAAATCAAGAATTTTGACATATCTGGAGTTAGTTCAAATCTGCAATTAGGTAAAGTAGGATTTCGTCTTAAAGTAAACGGAACCGGGATTGAAGCCAAAGACGCATCCGATTTGGAGCTGGTCAATTTAAGCATTCTTAGTCCTACTTCGGACAATCACGCCGCAACCCGAGCTTACGTTGATGCAGGAGATTCTATTGCCAAAACTTATGCTCCAGGAACCTTCACACTTGCAACCGAACAATTCGCGATATTTTCACGCCATCTAAAATTAACAACCACTCAACGTGCAGAGATTCAAGGAACATCCACACTTAGGATTACGTAATGGCCGACATACTACTTGATGAGCAAAGTACACCGGTAACCCCGCCTAGCGGATCTGGAGTAATCTATATAGATTCTACATCTAGTTCATTGCGGGTAGTTAATGATGCTGGAACTATTAGGGAACTTAGACCACCAATCTACAACTTCTCTACTGCTGCGCAAGTCCTTCCAGCAGTGGTACGAACTTACCTTATAGGGTCATCCCTTATTATTCCTGCGGAGAAGATGAAAATTGGATCATGTTTTAGATGGAAATTCAACATCACAAAAACGGCTGCGGGTACGGCAACTTCTGTCTATGATGTAGCCGTTGGTACTACGGGGACAACAGCCGACACGGCTAGATTATTATTTACAAAACCAGCAGGTACAGCCGTCGTAGATACAGGTTTGATTGATATAAATGTGATTTGTCGTGGTCCATTATCAACATCAGGTGTGTTAGCAGGGAGCTTTAGACTAAATCACAATTTATCCACAACCGGCCATGCAACTACTCCTAGCGTAGTTGTAAGTACTATATCGGCGGCTTTTGATGTTACGGTCGCAAATCTAATCGTAGGCATCTGTGCCATAACGGGTACCTCAGATGCCATCACAATTCAAATGGTCCAGGCAGAATGCTGGAACATCTAAGGAGTTAATCATGTCATCCTACATTCAAGACTGCCCGATGAGCATCAATGGCGCATCTACGGTCTCCGGTTGTCGGTCTTAATGGCTAAGGCACAAAAAGATCCTGCACGTAGTGTGCCTAGTTCACACCGCGTAAGCCCTATCCGCACCCAAACGATCAATACGCTTGGTGTGCAACGGGTAGGCTTTTGGGCCGATTGGGCACAGCGCTACAAGTCTGCCAAGGGACCAGAAGGATCGCCTGCCGGGACGTTCACCAACAAGATGCTTGATCCGGTCAAGCCTTTGCCGACTACCAAGGTAGCTTTGCACCCTGACGAGTATAAGCCTGATGCCGTGAAGCCATACAGGGCTACGCCATCTTCACAGTCAGCACAACCTCAAGGTGGTCGTGCCAACTTGCCTCAGTTCGAGAAGGAAGTAACCTGGGGTCAGCTAGTCTCGCGTACGCGCAAAACCCCATTTCTCAGCACCAGTAATGAAGACTTCCAGACGATGGAAAGGAACTTCATGGATCACGATCTGGTCTACCAGATGAACGCTGATCCGACCTTGTTCCTCAGTCAGGCACTCAAAAACTACTACCTGGACAAACAGAAGATGCAACAGAAAGCCTGGGCCAGCAATGCTACTAACTTCGAGCAGATGACCGGCATGTTCTCCGCGATGAAGAAGAAGAACTCTCGCGTAGTAGGTCGATTCATCGCTCCAACCGAGAACCAGAAGCAGGCTATAAAAGAGCAGCAGAACTATCAGAAAAGCGGTAAAGGCCCCAAGCCCATGAATGTTAAAATGGGAGGATATTACTCATCTCCTTTGTACCTATCTCCATTCGGATAAGCCTGAATAAATAGGGTAGAATAACCGTAGGATCAATAATGCCCATCAAAAAACAATCGCTAAGACGCATGATTCAAGCGTCTAACTCGGCATCCCTGGATGTTCCGGCTCCTACACTTGCGCCTGAAATGGACCTCCACGCTCCCAATCCTGCAAGGGGCAGCGTAGCTCCCATGGCTGAAACCAACATTATCAGCTACGGCGAGCCATACGCTCCCCGCACGGATGTGGATACTCAGGTCATGGGCGACGATACACCTACCAAGGTTTTCACTGAACAAGACATGGCACGAGTTGCCAAGCCGCCGCGCAAACGTCTGACAGACAAGGAAGCACGAGCCCAGGCAGAACGAATTGAGAAGTCAACTCCTATTGAGGAGCGTTCATTACGCGCCAAGGCAGAAGCAACATTCAATCCAGGCAAGACTGTAAATCAGCTAGCCATGGAAGATGCCGAGCGCATCCTAGGCCGCAAGCCGATGACGCCTCCGGTAACTGGTGCTATGGAAGGTCAGCCCGTTGCGCAGACCGTAGATCGACGTGGTTCTAATCTCGGCCGAGAAGCAGGAGAACGACGTGTAGCAGATGCAGCGCTCAAACGCGCAGTTCCACAATCGTCTTCAGAGCGATTCGCAGGTCGCATTGCGGCTGCTGACACTCAGGCAGCCTCAGCAAAGGCTGTAATCGCAACGCCAGTCGCCACAGAGGTGGGTACAGCGGCTACCGATTTTGCATCACGACTTGGTGGAGCACTAGGGCGCCGAGCGTACGGCGAAGCCGGCATGACCGTTGCGGGTGCGGCAGGCAAGGGCCTTCTAACAATGGCCAAGGGTTCTGTTCAGCCTCTCATTACAATGGGATCGAACATGGCCAAGTCGAACGCTGCAACCAAGGCAACACTAGAGGCGCTATCAACTAAGGGCATTGGAGCACGACTACTCAAGGGGGGTTGGGCACGAGGCGCAAACATTGCACGTATAGGTGCCGCAGGTATCGGTGGCGTAGCGGGAATGGGCAAGCTTGGAGCTGGCGCATTAGCCGATCTGGCAGCCCTGGAGTTCGTAGTCCGCATGGGTCAGAAGTCCACATCAGAGCGCGCAGAGGCAGTAAGTTCGTTCCGCAGCCAGCTTGCAGACTACCAGAAACAAGGCTCTAAGTACGGTTTCGACGTGACGGGTCGAGAAGGCGGCGCCGCCAAGCTTCAACTGAAGGCGCTCGTAGGCGCTGATCCAAAGATCGAAGTCAAGGACAATCCAACATTGCGAGCCCGATACGAAGCGGAGAACAAAAAGCGAATCCGAGCACTTATTCGCAGTGGCGCAGTTCATCCTGTGGCAACTTCGAGACCCGTAATAAAAGGACGAAGCGATGAATATTAAAAACAATCCTTTGTATTCTTCTTGATAAAATCAAACTAAGATAATGTCAGACTTCGTAAACGCTAGCAAGAAGCCTAATCCCAATAAGCCTACATACGTAGGTAAGCTGGCTCCATTTTCAGGGCGAGCGCGTAAGGGCTCTATGCGTGCAACTCCAGCAGCAAAAGCAATTCAACATCAGCAGTCGCTAGCTAGCAGGGCTCGACGACATTACAAGAAGAAGTAATGCCTTTAGGTAAAAATGTAAGATACAGATGGAAAACTTATCCCTCTGGTGAAAAAGTACGACTGGCATTCAAAGGAAATGCGGTCATCGAAGTCAAAAAGAAGGGCGGCGTTGCACATGACCTAAGGTCGATGGCAACTGCCCGTATGAAAGGCAAATAATATGAGTTTCGTTCCAACACGCAGTGGCTACATTAACCCAAAGGCGTCAGGGGGCACTTTACGGCAGACAGCTCAAAAGCTGAAGGTTAGTGGTGCCATCCAACCAAAACCAAAGCCTGTTTCAAAGGCTCAAAAGAATGCCAACACCTTAGGTCAGGTCATTCGAGGGGTTAATCGGGAAAGGTTGTTTGCCAAGAAGAAGGTGCTTGCCAAGAAGGCAGCCGCTAAGGACCAACCCATCATGAAACCCATGTAAGGAAGTATTATGCCCGATTCACTAATAAAGCCAGTAGGTGGCCTTTCAACTTCAGTACAAGCCCAGGTAGGTAGCGGTACTTACCAGGTAGGTGATGCTCCAATGAGCCTAAAGCAGAAGGCCAAGGAAGCACAACTCAACATGCGCACTCGCGTAAATGCCAAAGTCCCTCAGAAGATTTCAAGCTACTCACCCGGCCAGAACGTGCCAGGTAAGCCAAGCATCAAGGGTCGTACATCGTTCTCGGACGAAAGAGGCGATTGAGTTTTAATGTCCAAACGAAATCAAAAAAGGCATTGTAAATGATTGAAGAAGAAGAGACCGACAAGCAGTATACCGACACGGCAGGTCAGGCACAGGAAGTTGCGCCTGGACCACGAGGTCAGCGTATGATGCAGTTGGGTCTATTGACCAAGATGCAGAAGCGCAAGCCCAAGATGCCGAAGATTGGTATGAACGCTGAAGGTAAGGCAAACCCTGCTGATGTCGAGAATGCCAAGTTACAGTCTACCCTCGCCCAAAAAGCCATGGATCAGAAGATGGCCATTCTCCAGAAGGGACCTAGCAACCAGGCCGCTGAACGTGATCCAATGAAGACCAGCCTGTACCGACAGGCACAGATGATGAAACGCTAACCAAGAAAGGCGATAAGCGGTGCCCGATGGGCATCAAGCAACTCTCCGTACTAAAAAGCAAGCAGCGCAGCTACACTCCTCCTTCAGCCGCGCTCTCCTCGTAAGTAGTTCCCCCTACTTACGAGGATTTTTATCTTTTAAGGCGGCAGAATTCATGCAAACGTTAGTCTAAATAGGGTAAAATATTGATAACAAGAACGTTCTTCTAAGTCCTCTTTTAGAGTTTCGTATCGTTCGACGAGTAAAACTAGAAGCATTCGGTTATAACCTCCAAACCGTAAAGGGAGTCATATGGCGTCAAACATCGAAGAAATCACGGCAAAGCTGACAGATTCAGCTATGCTAAACTCAGATGAGGCAGAATCGTCAACTGTCGAAAAAGAAACAGTCGCAACTGAAGCAGCCAAGACTGAATCTGGCAAGAAGGGTACAGCCCAGGATCGCATCCAAGAGCTAGTCGCAGAACGGGAAGCGTTCAAGACCAAGCTTGTAGAGGCGGAAAACAAGCTGTCCCAAAAGGATGGTGAAATCCATAGTCTCATCGACTCCGTAAAGCAGCGCGAAGGCGCAGCCCGAGTAGTTGACAAGATCAATGCACTTCACTCTCAAGGCAAGTTCAAGGCCGAGATCGAGGCAATCGATGCCGCGATTCGAGGCGTAGATCAGGATGCATCACAGATCGCAGCAGCAGCGGAGACAACTCCAAAGGTGCCCGTATCAGGTGATCTTCTTAAGTTCCAGCAAGAGGCGGCGCGTGACCGAGAGGAAGCGCTGAACGCAATTGCGGCACAAAAGAATGAACTTCTACTCATGAAGTCGCAGCTAGTCGTTGAGAAGCTATTCGGCAATCTTCCAGACGCAGACTACAATGAACAGGATCGAAAGGTGTTGCAGAACGCCTTGGTAGATCACGTTGATTGGGAAGCAATTGAAAACGATCCGAATGCCCTAGAGGCGGAGGTCGCCAAGGGTTTCCAGAGCACCGTATCATGGTATGGTGATCCACGCGGCAAGTTGTCACAAACCAAAACACAAACAGATACAGGCGAGTCTCAGCAGACTAAGACACCTGACGTTGTGGACTATTCGAAACTAGAGCTTGGTAAGATCGTCAAGGAAACCAAGGGCAACAAGGAAATCTTTCGCCCTGCAATCTCCGACAACGAATTCCAGGCCCTTTTGGCAGATGAACTCAAGCGATCAGGGGCTAAGCGCTAAGACGATTGTAGCCTCGTAACTAGGATTCTTTTCAATGGAAACATTCGCAACATTAGGCGATATGCTCCTTCGACGCTATGTGGTTGACTTCATCGCACAGATGCAGCAACTATCTACGCCGATCTATTCGCAGCTACGTGAAGACTCACGCTTCACACCAAGCGGCGATGGTGCATACTTCGCAGTACGACTAGACGGTAACGAGGCGGGCGGCGGTTGGCGCGGCACTGACGACAACACGCTACCTTCTGCCGGCAACGAGCGCATCAAGACGCACCGCGTACGTCCTAAGAAGTACTACCACGTAGTAAGCTTCTCAGGTCTCGCAGAGAGCGTTTCGCGCCGAGGCGGTGAAGAGGCTTTCGCTTCCGCAATTACTGATGCCATCTCGGCATCAGTCAAGCGCGCAGGTGCAAACTTCGAAGTAACCTTCCTTCGCGGTGACGGTACTGGTCGTCTGACAAACGTCAGCGGCGGTCAGACGGCAACAACGGTCAACGTAGACGACGCTCGCCCATTCCGTGTGGGTCAGGTAGTTGTGTTTCTCAACAACACAACTGGCCTGAAGACCGCCGGTCCTGCAACTGTTACAGCACGTTCTGTACCAGGCGCAACGATCACTGTTTCGCAGTCGGTCACAGTCTCGGATGACGACGGCATCTACATCTCTGGCGAGCAGTCGGAAGCGGCAGCACCAGCAGAGGTAACAAGCCTCGGCCTCCCGGCCATCATCAACAACACGGGTACGATCTACAATCTAAGTCGATCAACATACCCAATTCTCCAGTCTCAGGTCATCGCTGCATCGAGCACATCGCTCGACGAATCGATGCTTAGACGACTCCGCAAGCGCCTGCTAGTGGAAACTGACACGGGTTCGATGGAAGGCTTCGTTTTCATCAGCAACTACGATCAGTTCGACCGTTACACAGAGCTTGCACTGTCGTTCCGCCGCTTCAATGACATGAAGCTGGAACTTGGCGCGGATCAGGCCATGACTACCTTCGAGGGCCGACCATGGCACATCTCGTGGGCAGCAAAGCCTGATGAGGTGTACATGCTTCGCACAAACGCAATTGTTCGCGGCGTGGTTCGCCCACTGTCGATCGATGAGCGCGTGAACATGGCATGGCAGCCTGGCATGGATTCTTTTACTGTCCTTTTAAAGTATTACGGCGAAAACGTCGCCCGGCTCGTGAACCAAACAGCGAAAATTACGGGTCTGTCAATTCCTACGTACTAACGGTCTAACTACTTGATTTTATTGAGAATTTAGGTTCTCACTGCACATCTAAGTAGTCCCGGAAAAGCCAATCTTAGCGGGTTGGCTTTTCAAATGTAAAAATAACAACCTCTAAAATAATAGGATTTATGCTCCCCACGAAGGAATGGCCCTTTAAGTTGAAATAATTGAAAAAATAGCGGATATACTATGAAAGAAAGGAGATAGTCGTGCGTGGAACCGTTTATGTCATTCAAAATCAAAAAAATAAAAAAATCTATGTCGGGCAAACCAAATCGGGTCATCCACAAGAAAGATTTAATCAACATAAACGTTTATCACGAACAGGAAAAGGGAGTATTCTTCATGCTGCAATGCGTAAATACGGTGAAGATTCCTTTTTATTAATTGAAACTATAGATACTGAGTGGAGCAATCTAAACCCTCTTGAAAAAGAAATAATTCTAAAATATAATTCAATTCAACCTAATGGGTATAATATTCTTGCTTGGGGCAGTATATCTAATTTAGATGAAGGCTGGTGGAAGGGTAAAGAACGGGCAGAATCCACTAAACAAAAAATGTCTAAAACTAAAAAAGAGCAATATGAAAATATGACTGAAGAGGACCAAGAAGCATTAAAGGAACAAGGCCGTCAGGCTTATTTAAATCTACCTGAAGAAACAAAAGAACGAATAAGAGAAGAACAATGTTCTTGGTGGTCTAATATGCCAGAAGAAGAAAAGAAAACGTTCATATCAGGTCAGGCTGCTAAACGAGTAGGCCATCTTGTATCCGAAACTACCAGGAAAAAAATATCCCTCTCTAATAAAGGCCGCATGCCATCAGAATTAGCCGTCCAACGCAGCCGAGAAACCAGGCTAGGCTCCCATCACACCGACGAAACGAAAGCCAAGATGTCTGCTGCTAAATTGGGCAAACTCAAATCAGAAGAAACTAAAGCTAATATGACGCTCGCTCAGCGTAATAAAAGGACTCCTGAACAAATTGAGCGAGTATTAAAAATCAAAGAAATGTTAACTCAAAATATGAGTCTGAATAGTATTGCCGTCATTGTTGACTGTACGGCAGAATATGTTCGAAAGGTGCGAAAAGGTCAACGCGGCAGAGGAATATAAGGTTACTCAGACGGTCTTGAAAACCGTCGCCAACCTTCACGGGTTGAGGGTCAAATCTTCCGCCTTTCGCGGGCTTAGTGCGCATCAAAGAATATTGCGTAGTAGCATAATTGGTAATGTTTCTCCCTGTTAAGGAGCATTATGTAGGTTCGAATCCTACCTGCGCAGCCAATATTGGATTTGTAGTGCCGCACACGGCAAGCTGTGAATCCTTCGTATTTGCCCCTCTAGCTCAAATGGTGGAGCAGCGCACTTGTAATGCGCGGGAGAGGGTTCGATTCCTTCGAGGGGCACCATTATATTTGCAGCTTTACTCAATAGAGAGTACTATATAGACAGGTAAACGCCCATTAGTACCGTAAACGTACAGGGATTCCAACTAAGGGATGAGCCTCGACTAGAGGACTCCTTTTTAACAAAGAGGTAATACAAATGGCACGAACAGTTCAGACTCGATTCAAGAGTGCTCTCCCAGGTTCAGGTTTTGATTCCAGCGGCTCCGCACGACAAGGAAAACGGCGCGTAGTTGGTCAGATCTCGGTCACCAGCTACACAAGCGTTGGTGAGTCTCTGACAGCAGCAGATCTTGGTCTTTCAACTATTGACTACATCGCCATCCGCCACAACGACCAGGCAGGCGGTAAGGAAGGTTCAGAAGCACGATTCGTTGAGTATAACAACTCAACATCTGACTTCTACATCGTCCAGGCAGGCAAGCCAGCAACGGCCGGTTCACACACCCTACAGTTCGAAGCTTTCGGTGATGCACTCGACGCCCCTGAGTTGACCTAAGACTCTATAAGATAAACCCCCACCTGGGAGAAACCGGACAATCAATAATCCGGTAGTACTTCAGGTGGGGATCTTTTCTATATGCGAAAATACAGAGATTTTACAGGATTCAGATTTAATCAATTAACTGTTATTGGTCTAGAAGGCAGACGTAATGGTCCTTGTAATCAAGCAAAGAAATCTATGACCTATAATGAATTTATTGGATATTTAAACAATTTAATGGCATTTAGAAAGGATCTGTAATGAGTATTTGTATTGTCACTGATTCAGAACTAGAAACCCCCTTTAACGCGGCTCATATTTGCTGGAGCAAGTTCAACTACTATGCTTCCGGAGATACAGTCAACGTGCCCGTCGGTTGCCAGAGCGCAGCAGTCTTACCCCCAACAGGTGCAACTGCTCCGACCATTTCAATTTCAGCAGGCGCAAGCGAAGACACTCTAACCCTAACGGGTGGAACTCTTGGCACAGGGCTGCTTTTAGTGTCCCGCCACGGCGGCAACCCAGCCGGCGCGCGGTGATTCATGTCAAGCAAAAGTATTTTGTAAAGGAAGAAATCAATGGATAATCCAGTCAACTCACAAGAGATCACATTCTTCAAGGGATACCACTACGTCCTATCTGCTTTCCATTACGGCGCAAGCGGAGACACCGTGAAAGTCCCACTCGGCTGCCTATCAGCAGCAGTACTTACCCAAACAGGTACAGCACCATCAGCCGTCATCACAGCAGGTTCTCTTGCCGACGGCGTTGATTCCGTTGCTCTAACAGGCGGCACAGTAAACAACAGCGGTTGCGTGATGGTATCACGACACGCTGGGAATCCGGCATCGGCCCGGTAACGAGGTAAACAATGGCATTACTTGTTCCAACACTACAACAGTTCCTTGATCTTCGAGACGGCACTACCATTGGAATTACCAAGGTGAAGCTTCTTTCAGCAAGTGATACCCTCACAGTTCCTAAGCCAGCGAACACGACAGCAAATGCTTCCGTATCTGTAGTTCGAAACGCAGGCGAGGCCGCTGTAACAGCAACACAGTCAGCACAGACTGTTACTTTAGTCGGTACAGCCGGTCAAACAATTACTGTTGTTACACTACACCAGTTCGTCAACAGTGGAGCTGAAGCCTAAAGATGGCTAAACCTCTAAACTTGACAAATTCCCGATTTGGTCGATTAGTCGCAAAACGATCAGTAGGTCAAAATAAATATGGAAGTATTTTATGGGAATGTGTTTGTGACTGTAGTGCTTTGGTAATTAAAAATACCCGAGACTTACGTTCAGGTAATACAAGATCTTGCGGATGTTTAAATGTTGAATTATCCACTCAACGTCTTAAAACAATTGCTGGGTGGAATAAGTTACCATTAAAAGAGGCTGCACGAAATACCGTTTACCGTCAGTATCAAGCTAATGCAAATTCTAGAAATATAGAATTTTCACTAACAGTTGATGAATTAGAAAAACTAACCCAACAAAACTGTCATTATTGTACTAAACAACCAAATCAAATTTGTAAAAATTATAATAACGTGGGTGATTATGTATACAATGGTATTGATCGTGTAAATAATGACATTGGGTATATCTTAAGTAATTGTGTGCCATCCTGTGGTCCCTGTAATCGGGCCAAAGATGCAATGACATATAATGAGTTTAAGTTGTGGATAAAATCAATCTATAATAATTTGATTCAGGAGATAATATGGCAACAGTAGGTTTCCAAAAGAAAGCATCCCTAGGTCCGGTACTAGTTGAAGTAGTACATCTTACATCAGTTACTAACGGTGACTCTTTCACCACAGTGATGCAACGTCCTTCATTCGTTTCAGTAAGCGAAGACGGCACGAGCGCTACCACGGTTGCTACTACGGCTTCGGTTTCAGGCCGAACTGTGACATTGGTCAATGCATCAATGAACGGTACACAGTCTGCAACTGTCCTAGTATTCGGCTTTTAAGCCTAAACTAACTCAGTTATGCGGGAGAAGAAGTATCCGTCGAACTCGGAGCGGCTTAAGGCTAACCCAGAAAAGCAAGTAAAGAGCCCTCTCCCTAAAGATCTAAGACCCAATGGTTTCATAACTCGACAGCTAACGCCAGGGATCGATCTTCCTGCTGGTTTCATTGCTGACATTAGATGTATCGATAGTAATCTGTTCTTCGTATTTCACAAGTACCGAGTTAATTACGATGATGTTGTAAATCGTTACTACGGTTCATTGGAAGATCCGAGAAATCCGATTGGTGAATTTGCTGGGAATGAGATTTGGGGCTGGGTACTGACGGATAACACCGGCAAGCCAATTCCCGAAATGCAATGGCACATCTGGAGTCTTAAAAAGGACTTCGGATATTCTCACGTCGCGAACATCGCGTCACAAAATCCTGACCACCTGAAAAGAATTGTTTACCGCCTAGGTAGGGAGAAGCGGTACAAGGAGCGCTACGGTGCACTTGAATGGAACAAGCAGATGCGTCGAGATGAAGCAGATCACCAAGCGAAACTGCAAGATCAAAAAGACCAAGAGTACTTCGATATCACCAACGAAAACAAGTGGCTTTTACGCAAAGCTCAAGAGAATATGGAACGCGGCCAAGTAGCTGCTACCAATCCGACCAAGGAAATCATCACATCATTTCCTGGTCAGACCAATCGAACCAAGATCGTTAGACCCCTTACAGACAAAGAGGGCGGGTTAGTTACTGGATCTGATTGTGACTAGTAATCATGCTATGCTCGAAGTGTAAACAGGACAAGCCAAAGACAGATTTTTATAGTAATCAGTCTAGAGTGACTGGTTTATCCCATTATTGCAAATCCTGTACTAGCGCAAGAGATAAATCTTACTACAATCGCAATAGCGTTGTCATCAAGCACAAGGAAATCGCTAGGGGAGCTGGTATCACCGTAGACCAGTATATTAATCTTAAGGCTACCTACGGAGACAGTTGCAATATCTGTGGCGTCACGACGAATGTTAATGATATAGCACTCGCATATGATCATAACCATACAACAGATAAGTTTAGAGGCTTTCCTTGCACAAACTGCAACAAGGGCATTGGTCACTTCAAAGACGATCCTGATTTACTAAGGAAAGCCATTAAATATCTTCAACGAGGGGATACATGGCAAAAAGCCTTGGCGAATTCAGAACAGCCATTAGACGTTATCTAAAAGAGGCCAACGCCGCAACATCGTATTGGGATAACGACTTTCTCGATTCTATCTTCAATGCGCAGTACCGTAAACGCAGTGCTGAACTCATCATGGCATTCGAAGGCTGGTTCGTATCAGTGGTCACCCGTGATATCACGGCAGAACAGGCCCGCTATGCTTTCCCTGATGGCATGCAGCGAGTCCAGAAAATGGAGCTTGTTCGATTAGACGGCCGTACGGTGCCAATCCTGCGCTATGAGCGCCACCGGGAATACAACCCGGCATCCAACTCCGGTTCATCGGGAGAGTCGTACTTACCATCATGGCGACTCCAAGGCAACGGCTTCGTGCTAGAGCCAGCCCCAACCGAGTCCGTTTCCAACGGCCTTCAGTTGGAGTATGCTGGTATTCCCGTGGCTATAACTACGGAGACAGATTACCTGCACCCAAGCTGGCCCGAACTCTTTGAAGAGCTTCTGATCCTAGATACCGTTGTGGCATGTTTTGATGCAGAAAGCAACCAGGAGTCAGGTCTTGTTCGTTCAATTCTGCGCCAGCGCATGGAGTGGGAGGAGCAGTTCGAGCGATTCATCGAGCAGCGTGCAATCAGTACGCAGGAAGTAGAACCGTTCATTGTTTATGAGGATAGTTAATGTTGACAGGGGACGAGAAGAAGGAACGAACGCGTCTTACACGATTCAAGTTTCGTGCTAAGAATCCCAATTACGATAAGGAATGGGCAAAGGCCAATCCTAAAAAGATTAAGGACGCACAATCGAAATGGTATAAGGCCAATCCCGAAAAGTCGCCGTGAAGAACCGAAGAAGGCATTTGAAGGCAGTGTATGGTCTGACGGAAGTTGAATTCAATCAAATAATTGTATATCAACTTGGACGGTGTGTTATTTGTCAGGACACATTTATTGGTATGCCTCATGTATATCACAATCATTCCACAGGTAGAATACGTGGCCTTCTTTGTGCGCCATGCAATAAAGGCATTGGTTTACTCAGAGATGATCCAAATCTTATGCGTAAAGCTATTTATTATCTTGAGAAAGAAAGTGTGTAATGGGTGAACGTTCTCCGTTAGCCTTTATAAATTTACTCAATTTTATAGGTTTAAATACTAAGAGCAGCAACGAAGTCAAGCAAGATCTGAGCGTCTCGGAATCGATCAACACTGATTTATTCCGAAAGTACGGAGCTGTATCGAAGTGCTTTGGTTCTTCCCGAATTCTCAATTCTGTCTATACAGAGACAGGGGTTGCAAAGAAAATTTCATGGCTAGGCTTCTGGAAGAACACCGCCCTCAATGGTCAGACTGATCGCCAGATACTAGCAGCAGCCGGCACTAAAATCCAGCGAGTCGAAACCAACGGTACGCTAACCCCTCTCACAGGCGCAGGTATGAACATCACCGAGACCTGGCTAGAGGGCCGAGTTCACCAGCACCAAAAAGCTGGTGACCTCATGCTAATTACCAATCAGAATCCAGATCTGATCGGTGACGGCAACACTCTCATCAAGTACGATGGTCTAGAGATCACACGATGGGGTTTGCTCGGTCCGGGTAACGAATCTAATGTTACCAAGCGGATCGACACCGTAGGTGGAACTCCGCCTATCGGTCCGAACAACACATGGATTCCAACTAACGGCACTGCCGTGTCCGATCTCACCACCACACGAGACGGCCAGGCAATCTCGCTAACGAAAACTAACGCTGCCGTAACCAATGCCTACATTGAAGAGTGGATGTCAAGCCCACTGATCGGACATAATAAACACGACAGTGCCGTGCGCGTGTATGCCTTCATCCCTCTTGGCGAGCTTACAAAGCTTTCGAATGCAGACGCCATCAGCATCCAGATGACATCAGACAGTATGCTGAACGCAGGCATCACGGTCCCCAACTTCGGTTCGAACTTTTACATTTGGGACATCCCGATCGGTGAACTATTCGAAGGCTGGAACCTCCTGGAACTTGGCTTCAGTGATGATGAAACGTCCATTGCTTTCGATGAGCATCTGACCATCATTGGTTCCCCAATCATCACCCAGCTTCGTGGTATTCGCCTGGGCTTCAACTCCCGCACGGTTGCAACCCTACCCGCAGGCATCCGCTTCAGCCAACTTGAGAGCTTCACCCGAGGCAATGCTACTGTAGCAGCCGGCGCCGCAGGTGCAGTGTTCAACAGTGGCGGAACGTTCAGCTACAAAATCACGTTCATTTCAAAGCAGGGCTTCGAGAGTAACGCTGGCCCTCAGACTGCCAACATCCTGACGGTATCAGACCTGGCTTCCCTTGAATTAACAGAGATACCAGTATCGGCTGACCCTCAAGTCATCGCGCGCGGTATTTATCGCACTGTTGCAGACGGCAGCCTTTGGATCTTCGTTGATCGTATTGACGACAACGTTACAACCACATTCAGCGACACTATTTCTGACGAGGCTCTTGGTTCTCTGACTCCACCAGAAGCCGGCGACGTGTCTTCAGACAACAGCCCGCCACCCCCATTCGCGATCATTAAGTACTGGAAGCGGACAATGTTCGGTGCAGGCGATCCAAGCAATCCAAACTCATTGTTTTGGTCAAACCCTGATGACGTTGAAGGCTGGCCACAGTTGAACACAGCGGTACTAGACGGCAAGATCACTGCAATCTACGAGACCTACTCGTCTCTAATTGTAGCCACAGAGCTTGGAATCTGGCAGGTATCAGGCGACAATCCGGACTTCCGTACAGACAAAATCATCACCGGCATCGGTTGTGTAGGCAGAAGAGCGGCAGGTGAGACTCGCATTGATGGCTGGCAAACGGATCGAGACGGTGTTCGCGTCTATGATGCTAACAACCCCAACAAGATCTCGGAGCCTATTCGCGACAAATTCGATACATTCAATCACCTCTTCTTTGAGCTTACACATTCTGCTCATAGCAAGAACAACAACTGCATCGTCTTCTGCTTCACTGGGGCGACTCCATACTCCTACAACGCAGACAACTACGTCTACCAGTACCCCGTCGATGAGATCGGTCAAGGTTGGTGGTGGCAGCTATCCCTTCCAACCAGCGTGAACATCCTGGACATGGAAGAGACCGAAGACGACAACGGTGACTTCCACTTGCTATTCGGTAGTACAGATGGTATGATTTATGAACTGTTCGACAAGAATGCCAAATCCTGGGCTACAGCTACAGCCGAGGAATCGATCGTTTGCCGATTTAAGACGAAATGGTTGCGCCTAGGCCAGCTAGGTCAGAACTCTGATGGCGTGAGCGGTCGTGTATCCCCACGCCTGATCGAAGCCATCTCAGACGGCGACCCTTGCACATGGAACATCACTATGGAAACAGCCACAGGTCCGAACCAGGCAACGGCTACAGACAGCAAGACCGTGCCCGTAGTATTCGGCGATAACAATGAGAAGTTGATGCGTTATCCCGTCAAGCACAACTTCCAGCCAGGAGAGTATGTACGTATTACAGCCGAGCAAAGCACGATTGACATTGACTCAATGCTTCTAGCCTTGAGACTTCTGTTCAAAGTGCAGCCTGGCCAGTTCCCGATCGAATCGGGCGCGTTCAACAGTGCCTTGTAATACTATGTTAAAATCTATACGTAAGATATTACAGGGCAACGATTTTGACGACTATAGCTAAAATAAGTAGTTACTAAAATGGCAGGTAATGTTGGCCGATACCAGATTGGTCGCCCCCTACAGGACGTACGATTACGTAACTGGCCGGCAGGCAAAGTCGCCCAACTGAAGCGGGCTGTTGAGTTGATGGAAAACGAACTCAACAGTACGATGGCCTCACAGGTTGACCAGGGACAGGCAAGAGTACTCTCACCTAAGGTTCCCGTAGTCACAGGTCTGACCATTCGCGCTGGATTCAAGAACTTCCTCATCACGTACAATGCAGCCAAGGGTATCCAGGATTTGCTGTTCTACGAGATCCAGAAGGACGCTACCCCTAAGTTCGCGAACCCAACCACGTTCACGATCCCGCAGACTACGCTGACCATTCCGACAACTACAGAGCACGAGACGGTCTATTTCCGAGTCCGGGTCATCAACTCTAAGTTCCAAGTAGGACGATGGTCAAAGACTGCCACTGCCACTGGTAGCAGCAACTTCCGTATCTCCGTAGTACGTCAAGCAAAGCAGGCTGTGCCTTTGACTTGGGCTACCCGAGACAACTGGTTCAACATGGCTTTCGCTACATATTCGCCAACCGCCGCAAGCATGTGCCTCCACATTCACGCGGGCGTTTGGACGAAGTGTACTGCCGTAAAGACTCCAACTACAATGGCGGCCACGACGCAATACATAGTAACGAATACCAACGAAGTGAACTTCCGAATCCTACGTAATGGGGTTGAAATGACCAACGTTGGTACTATGAACGTTCAAGGTTCAGCTTCATATCTCCTTCGTGCTGAAGAGGAAGATACTCAGTATCAGCAGGAACGAGAAGAGCAGACTGACGTTCACACAATCATTACTCCATTCGAAACCTTCGTAGGCAACGAAGCATCAGTCGTCTATACGCTACAGGCCATGCTAGTAGGTTCAGGTAGCAGCCGAACAGCGAGCGGCAACGGCGTTGTAACCCTAGACGAAGCAACAGTCGTGATCGATTGTTTCGATGTTGTTGAGATTGTGCAGAGCTTCTAATGTCAACATCAAGTGATCCAAAGATTCCACTACGGGGCATTGCTGCCCTGTTCGATCATCTTGATCCTGGTGTCAAAGCCAAGCTAGCCTCAGCCTTCGGTGAAGCCGAAGACTTGATGGACTTCCACGCTCTGTCAACGATCGACAAGCAGGATAGACGTAAACTATCTGGATTGATTGCCTCTCCTGTACTTACGACTGCAACGAACAACCGGGGCTTCGACGTTTCTTGGCGACGCTTAGATGATCGACGCATTTCATCCTACGAAGTCCAAGTATCGTTCTCAAGCAACTTCTCTAACCCGGACTCCTACAATATCGTCGATACCTCGCTGTCTCTAGAGGGCATCGGCACTACTGTATACGTGCGCGTACGTGGAGTGCGTTTCAATGGCGACTGCGGTCCTTGGTCAGACACAGCCACGATCGACGCTTTTGCGACATCAGCCGGTCCTGTAGTCTACACCCGAGGCTTGAACGACATCCCTGCGTTCTACATTGATGGCTCAGTCCTCTCGGCACCTGGACCTATTCAACATCTTGACGTTACCCCTCAGCGAATCAACGGTGGCATTCTCGTATTTGGTTCTTGCAACAAAACAGCAACAGTTCGCCTGAATGGTTCGCTGGTTACCAACTCCAATGGTGGAGGTTTCGGTCCAGTCTTCCTCACTCACGGCTCGTTCAACTTCTCAAAGGCAGATAACGTATTCCCTAGTGCCGTAGTCAATGCGGGAGCAGGTATCGGCACCTTCACTGGCTGGTCCAACTTGCTCAACGCTGCCGGAACAATGGAAACAGATTACTCTAACGTTGGTCTAGCTAGCACCGATTACTTCCAAGAGGGTCTCGTACCTGGACAGTCTCTTGCAACCCGATTCCTACGATTGTCAAACTTCGGTCTAGCCGTTCCAGGAGGTAACACTATTGTAGGTATCGCAGTCACTTTCACTGGTGGATGGTTTGGTGGTGACGTTACAAAGTCTATTCCTTCTTTGCGCGCACTACAACTGATTGATGGTGGCACTCCTCGTACCTTCTCACAAACAACTGACTTCCCATGGCCAGGTACGGGCACATTCAACTATACATCACCACCAGCATCGGGGGCGATTCCATTCGTTACCTTCGGGGGTGTCAACGATCTATGGGGCGAAGTAGCGGGCTTCTGGACGCCTGCCAAGGTCAACGCTGCTAACTTCGGCGTACAAGTCCAAGGTCGAGTTCGTCGAAAGTTCAATGACGTCGCAGGCGATCAGCGAATTTGGATGTACGGTATGACTACAGTTGTCTACTCAATCAGTCCTAATTTCGTTGCGCATATTAACGTATTCACAGAGGGTCCCCTTTTGAACCTTACTTTGAACGTGATCGAATTTGGAGAGGAACTAGTACTTTAATGGACTCGGTAGTCCCGCGTAACAGTATTCCCTCGATGGCCGCAAAGATGCAGTCTCTTCGAGTTGACGACAAGGCCGAAAAGGCTTTGCTGGTACGCATTGGTACGCTAATCGATACCATCGTCGAAGCTCAACGTGGTTCAGCTAACGCCCCCGGCAGCATCCCACGTAAGGCCAACGTTAACAACCTAAAGAAGCCTAAGCCTCTAACAGGCGCATCGGAAAACATCTTCAATGGCGCTTCGGTCTCGATCGATGCTAGCTCTTCGGCTGTAAATCTCAGCCACTACGAAGCACAGATCGATAGCAACTCGAACTTCAACGCTCCTACAACCAAGGAAGTCTTTACAACAGGCACGACTTTCAAGGGTTTGGCTACATCCACGCAGTATCACATTCGCATCCGACCTGTCACCAAGAACGGCCAGGTAGGTGAATGGGCTATTCTGGATTCCGTACTAACAACGGGTCAGACGGAAGGTGCGGATTTCGACGGAGACAATCTAGGCTCGGTTGTACTGAGCAAAGCGTTCACCTTCAGTAGCAGCACCCAGGACATCTTCTGTGCGGCTGCGGTAGGGGCAATTGACATCGATGCAACCCATCCCCCTACAGGTACCAGTGTTGAACACAATCACGTTGCTCTGGATACCGAAGTGGACATCATCGATCGACGAATCGGCGTAACTACGGTAGCTATCGAGGGTATCACCCTCGAAGGTATAGCTCTACGACTGTAGGTCCCAATCACAGGCGGAGGCTCGTCTTTTTCAGATATGCGTCTAACCCGAGCCAACCCGATTATCTTTTTCAACCTCATGCAAGCGGAGACGGGTGTCACCTTCCCGGTGAACTACTCCTTCGACGTACAAATCAGCATTGCTGGCGGTAGTTTCGTCAACAGCGTCAAAGACGCAGTGTGGGTGCAGTTCTAAAGGCAACCATCTATACCGATAAGGTAAAATAAAGTAGAATCAACCTTTTCAAAGGAGTATTATGGGTGACGGACCATCCGACGCCAATGCCATGCTGCGGTTGAGCAACATTGCCAGCCAGCAGCCAAACGAAATTCGAGAACGACGTACAGCAGCCGAAGATACGCTAGCGGGCATCACCGCCGATCTTGGCAAGCCCGGCACGTACAGTCTACCTGCGTCCCAAGATCCAAACGCACCCAGCGCTGCCCCAACGTCGCCGACTGCGGATGCGCCAGACGACTTGTTAACACGAGACAACGTAACCTTCAACCGCAAGGAAGATACAAAGAGGTACGACAAGCTGCTCAAGAAGGGTTACTCTAAGGATCAGGCTATTGGCATGATCCCTGGTGCCGTTGATAACACTCAGGACAGCATCTTCACAAAGCAAACTACAAAGGCTGAAGGTGCAGGCACAGGCTTCGGTGCAGTTGGAAAGACTACCAAGTTAGATCCCAACAAGGCTAAGGCCAAGCTAGAAAGCAGCAGCATGTTCCGTCAGGTTAGTCTAATGACGGCTGAGTCGGAACAGCTGTTGAATCGTACAGGTCCACTGTACGATGAAATGATGAAGAGCACTCAGCTACCGATCATCGAAGGTGCCGCAGCAGCCGCTCGTGAGAACACTGAGAATCTTCGCCAGGCTATGGCTCGTGGGGGTGCTGCGCGAACAGCAGCTTTCGCAGCCGTACAGAAGATCCGTGCTCAAAATCAGATCAACGTACAAAAGGGTCAGGCCCTCGCGCAGGCGCACTTGAACCTAGATATGTGGGCACGAGACAATGCCAAGAACGTAATCAACTTCGCTACCAATTGGGCACAGAACCAAGCAGGTATTCGCGAGTCGTATCAGAAAGCAATGGACCACGCATCTGACCTGATGTCTGAGAGCGCCCTGCCTTTCATGTTCGCAACCCAGCAGAAGAGCTTCGAGTACCGACAGATGCACTCAGCAGAGCGCCGAAGCAAAGTTACCAAGTGGGTAAACTTCACCCTTGGTATCGCAGCAGCCGTTGCAACGTACGGTAAGAACACCGGTCTACTTGAGCAGGCCAACTCTCAAATCGCTGGCAACAGGGTCGGCTCTTCAGCCTTTGCTGGATCTGATCCAAATGCTCCAACCAGTGCTCTTGGCACCGCAGATTCAGGCCAGGGAGGTCTATTAACTTCTGACCTCAAAGGCACAAGCGCCTCTTCACTATTCGGACTATAATCCATGCCTAGTGGCTTTTACGACGCAAAGAATGTTCCCGACTACGGTGTAGGCGAGATGGGTCAAAACATCCAGAAGGTTACCGCTGCAATCGGCGGCATCTTCCAGGAGCGGTACCAACAGAAGCAGTACCAAGACTTCATTGATGGTCCACAGAAGGACTACGAAGCCAAGCTACACCAGGTGCAGGACCTTCTACTAGATGAGACCAACCCTGAAGGTCCGTCACAGGGCATCAAGATGATGTCTGGTGCACTGTCTACCTACATGGACGAAGCCGGTCGCTACAAGAACAACCCGCTCATCTCTGGTCGCGCACAAGCTGCGTTTCAGGGTAACAACTACATGCTTCATCAGATCTTCACATCGAAGATGAATGAAGCCAAGATCGCATATGGCGAAGCTACGACAAAGCGCATGAACGTATCGAGCGCTGCGACTGTACAGGAGACTCAGGCACGAACTGGTCTCATCAACGAGCAAACTGCACAACTCAAGGCCGGCAGGATAGGTGTCACACCAAGCGGCCGGCTGGGCAAGGCATCTAGTGCCAAGGGTGGCCCCCAGTTCCTCACTGGTGGTCCGGGCATGATCGATCCGAACGCTCCTGCCGATACGCAGCTTGACCAAGCATACGCCTCAGCTTCCGCCAACCTGACCAACCCTGGGAACAAGGCTCAGCAAGATCAGCGTGCTGCTGAAATGAACGGCATTCGCAAGAGCCTCGCACAGCAGGATGTCATTGCCCGAGCTGCGCGTGGCGAGCAGCGTGACATCTACGACATACAGTCCGACACTACAAAGCAGGAAGCATGGGACCCAACCAACGAGAAGCACATCAGCGAAGCTGAAGCTCTGGTCGATCCTGAGGATGTCAAGAACCGCTACATCTACACCAAGATGCGCGAAGAGCAGCCTCTCACAATGCCTGGCGTAACGCCGGAGATGATCGACCAGAAGTACGGTTGGATGAAGGACCCTGATCTTGCAAATCCAAACGCACCTGTAACACGCGAGATGTCTGAAATCAACGTTGGCAAAGTTCTCCTTGGACAGGACGGTTGGAACGTCCTGACTGATCAGAAGACAAAAAAGGCACCTCTGGACCTTACAGATGCAGCTAAGAACCTACCCAACGATTTCACCCAGCTACAAGGCCCACTACGCCGAGGTATGGATGCAGCCGTAGGTTCGATGGTTACAGGTACCGTGATGCCAAAGACCGCAGATGAAGTGAAGGCTCTCATCAAGGCATCGCTCAAGGCCGTCGCTGGTCAGTACATCGGTGGTGGTCATCCGAATGACAAAGTACACCCCGGTGTTCTCAAGAGCCGTTATGCAGCAGCTAAGTTTGTCGATGCTATAGCCGACAAGTACAGCGAGAGCATCGCCGAGCGGCTTGGCTTGAATCAGGGTAAGGCAAAGGCAGAGGAGCCAAAGAGCGGCTTCAATCTTCCAACAAAGCTTCTTCGCGAGTACACCCCACTCGGCGACCTAGAAGACATTCTCGGCGGTGCAGCCGAAGTAGGTAAGAGCCTACTAGGTAAATTGCAAGAATAATCAATGGCTGAGCCGTTAGAACCAGGTCTATTGCAGCCATCGGCTCCCGCTGATAGTCTACTAGCCCCAGCAGAAGAAGCACTCTCTTCTCGCATGGCCACCATGACCGATTCTGTTATCGGCCGCGTCCACGAAGCGCTTGGCCTGACCTACCCTTCAGCCGTGGACCCTATGCAGCAGATCCCTGATACAGACTTCGATGACCAGGCTCGAAAAGTAACGGAGAACTTCAAGGGTCAAGAGGCAAAGCGTGCTGCGACATTCCACGCAGACGTTGTGCCGCCTCCTGATCCGGATTCAGGTGTTGATACGCTTGCTATCACACGCAACGCTGTCAATTTCATGTTCCATGACCCGATGGCCCTTGCAGGCGTTACGTGGGACACGGAGCACGTCAATTGGTCCCTTGCAACGATCCGAGACATGGTTGCAGATCACCCGTACCGAGCCGGCCTTGCAGCCGCAGGTACACTCGCCCCGCTGGCTGCCGGTGGCTACCGCCTGATGAAGGCCGGTGCCATTGCAGACATTGCCGTGGATGACCTCATGTTAGCCGGCCTGGTCGATGATACTGCCAGCTACAGCAAGCTGACGGCCCAAGGCAAAAAGCTTATTCAGGGTCAGGCTCAGCAGGTCGGCAAGCTCAAGGCACTGCGAAGCGCAGTAGCCGATGGATCTGCCTCTGCATCTGATCGTGCGCAGTTAAACTTCTACGAGGCATTCGGCAACACCTACCTAGATGCTCATACTAATGCCGAATTGAATCCGGCTGGAACAATCTCGCAGTGGCAGGAGAAGGCCAAGACATTAACAAGTGGCAAGGCCGTCAATGACATGATGGAGATGGCCAGCAACGTCAAACCGGACGAGGGAACCAAGGTTCTCCATGCCCTAAAAGACCCCGCCAGACTCTCAGATTTGAGCCCAGGCGCACGGGAATTCACTCTGGCATTCGGAGCCGAGGGTAGAGCCGAACAAGCGGCTATGCTCGATTCTGGCTTCATCGATGAGGAGACTGCTAAAAAGGTTGGTGACATCTGGTTCTCGACTCTTCGTAAAGACTCGCTACTGTTCAACGAAGGTGCAGCTACCAATCGTCTGAGTCTGGTCCGTCGCATTAGCACCGAGAGCGCAGCGGATAAGGGTAGGCTCCAGGTCATCAATATCCCTCGAACATCTAGCCCCCACCTGCTATCCCGCTCCCTGGACGAGGAAGGGGTTACCAGCCTCATCAAGCGCCAGCGTGCGAGTGAACACCTGCTGAAGGGAAAGAGTGATGCAGCCCTGAAGCTACTCGACCACCCTGACGACGCCGAAGCGGTCAATCTCATCAAGAGCGGCCGTGCTGATGAGGCAGCCAAGAAACTCGAAGAGATGAGTGGCGGCTTCATTGAAAGCGACCCACAGGAACTCGTGGCGCGCAGTCTTCTACAACAGAAGCTACTTCACCTGAACTACAAGACCCTACGTGATGTGGCAATGAACCCTGCCATCACGAAGACGCGCGAAGAGTACGAGGCTATGTCTCCTTCGATTCGCAAGTTCATGGTTCCCCTGGATCGCATGGAGAACTCAAGCGTCTTACGGCGTATGGTTGCCAAGTCCCAGGGCAAGGCCACAGTGGAGGAACTCGGATACGTACACTCGAACCTATTCAACGAGCTTGGCGGCATGATCAAGAAGGAGGCAGCCAGCGGTGCAGTCGATTGGCTGAAGGCCCTGACTGCTATTCACAAGACTTCGAAATGTGTAATTGCAGGTACTCGTATACTTACAAATAAAGGTTATTTAAAAATAGAAGAAGCATTTGAATTTAAAGACGGTTATCACTTTAATTTACCAGAAGAGACTCCTCTGGTTTGGTCTCCAGTACTAAATACTTGGGTGAAAGTAAATGCTTCTTATTTTTCTAAAAACGAACAAGTGTTTAAAGTATCGTTAAAAGATGGAACAGAAATAATTGGGACATCAGATCATCCATTACTCTCTCGTGGTGTTCCCGTTAAAATTAAAGATTTAAATGTAGGACAAGAAATTGATTATGCATTAGGCGGCGAATTTCCAATTCAATATCAAACAATTAATTTTCATCCATTTACTAAAACATTTGAAAAGTCTGGTGGCAGTAGTATCATATTTAATGAGGCTTTGGCTGAATTAATTGGTTGGGTTCTTGGAGACGGCAATGTTAGATCCAATGTAAAAGACAATCAATATATTAACATAACAATAGGAAATGAAGATAAAGATTATTCTTTATCAAGATTAGATTGCCTATGTAAAGAACTAAATATAACCTATAAAATAAGTCAAGATAATCGTAATAAAGTTCATTACTTTAAAATTCATAATACATTTTTAGTTAAGTTATTTAAACATATAGGTGCCATATATCAGGATAAAAGTAAAGAATTAAAAGTTCCAGATATTGTATTTAAATCCCCTAAAACTGTAATCACTGCATTTTTGCGCGGATTATTTGATACAGATGGACATGTAACTAAAAAAGGAGGAGGTAACTTAACCAGCATCAGTAAACCTCTATTAAAAGATGTTAAGATACTATTAGGCTGGCTGGGGATTCGAAGCGCATATAGCAAATCTGATGATGCAAAAACTGTTGTTATTTGTGGAAAAATTTGCAGTGCAAAAGAGCATTTTAGACTAAGATTTAGTAGTTTAAAATCTCGTTGTATATCAAATAATCTACAATTATTTGGTATGCCACGAAAAGCACATAGAATCCAAGATTCAATCAAAATTAGAAAAAAGAATAGAGATATTTACAAAAATAGAATTTCTTCTATTACATCATTTGGTCAAATGGATGTTTATGATATTTGTTTAGATGCACCCCATATCTTCATTGGAGACAATATTCCACAACATAATACGGCCCTCAACCCTTATTCACATGGACAAAATGTGATGGGTAACGGTGTGTTCCTTTCAATGGCAGGCTTCCACCCTTGGGAACCTGAGAACTTCAATCTGCTGCGTACCGGCTGGAAGGCTGTAGGCGACTGGCACGATGCACGGCGAGCCGGCAAGGCGATCTCTGAGATAACGAACCTCGGTTCGCTTGAGAGTAAGGTTGGAGGCAAGGCCGTCAATATTGCTGAAGAACTGATGAATCCGGTGCTCTCTGGGCCCCAGGGCATCTTGGACATGTCGTCTATGGAAGCCTCAGAGGGTATTCCTATTCTGAGTCGTATGTTCAATGAGGCCGAGAACCACCAGGTGCTTCTGAAGAAGTTCTTGACCGGCGTTCAGGTTGCTGCCAAGGCCAAGCTGCCAGGCAGGAAGGAAGGTTTTATCGAGAAACTATCGAACATGTATTCAGCCGAAGACTCTTCAATGAAGTTCGGCTATTACTTGCACCTACGCCAGAATGGTCTAAACCCGCTAGCCGCAGCTAATGAAGTTGCACGCCGACTTCCGATGTACAACACCATCGGAGCACGAGCCGCAGGTTGGCGTCAGCTGCTCCTGCCTTGGGTCTCGTTCCCAATGGAGACGGCGCGAATCATGAAGAACAACATTATGGACAAGCCTTTCAACACCATGATGTGGATGCACGTACCCAACCTGGTACAGGCTGGTGCAGCAATGCCTTTCGGCAAGAGCTACGAACAGATTGAAGACTTGAAGCAGCAGAACCCAATGTGGGCACAGAAGTCCTCTGCAATCGTGACGCCGTTCCGTGACAAGAATGACCAGCTTCGCACGATGATGATGGATTTGATGCCATGGTCGGCTCTCGCCCCTCAGAGCGAAGCCAAGGACGCAAACTTCCTTGAGAAGATGCCAATGGGTCTCGGCAATCCGTTCCCGATCGTCATGGGCCTTGGCTTCGCTCTGAGGGGCAAGTCTTCATTCGGTGAAGATATGCCTATCGACCCGAACAGCAGCACCAGCAAGATGGAAGCAGCAATCCTGAACACCATGGGCTTCATTGCTCCCCCACTCGTACAGAAGTACCTGCTCAACGCATCGGCACCTTCGACAACCTACCGTCTAGGTCAAGACCTTGGCCAGAACGTCAACCCCTCAACAGGCGTGACGGGTGATTGGCTGTTCGACATGGCCCTATCAAACTCGCCAATCGGTCTGAAGAACTACGCAGGTTCGCCAATGACACAGATTGCTAACGAGCGATACGGTGCTCGCAAAGTAGACAACTATCGTGGTGACCTCGGTCGTAAGTACTCGGCATGGGTACGTACAGGCAATTGGGATAACGCAGGTGACGTTCTTCGCAGCGTGTACCAGTCGTTCGCAACCGAGACGCCCGACAATCCAGGTCTAGCCTTCCAGCTATACACAGACTGGAAGCAATCGCACTCTCGTGACCTCATGAAGAGCCCAGGACTCAAGGGTATCTCTCGTCAAGCCTTCCTTCGCAAGCTTCGTGAGACAGGCAATACAGTTGCACCTGTCATGAACGAAGCGCGAAAAGACTACCACCAGGCTCTCTTACAAGGCTACTACCAAACAGCCGGCAGCAAGGGTGATGGCCGTAACGTGCTCACTCGGGGCACACGTAGAGCTTCCGGTCGAAGTTCAGGACGCCAATGACGCGCGATGACAAGTACTGGACCGCCGCCATTTTCGTAGGGTGGCTGGTCCTGACGCTTTTCTTCTTCCCCGGCTGCTCTTCCGGAAAACCGCCAATCTCACCTCAAGGCGAGGGTCAAGAGATCGAGTCTAAAGGCCCCTGGACAGACTCCATCGCTGAGGATCGCGAGTTATCTACATGCGACAAGGCACGTAGAATCTACGTTTTAGCTATCAAGCAAGACATCAATCTTCAGCGTATTCTGGATAACACAACTACCCTAATGCCTGAAGTAAAGGTAGTCCTAAAAGCGCAACAGCGTGGTTTATGGGAGTTGCAGCACGACCTTTATGTCTGGATAAGCAATTCATGTGCAGAAGTATAGTTTGAAGCTTTGATATACCTCAGAGGCTTTTTCAACCGTGTCGTAATTCCCAAGATGTCGTTTTCTCCGTCCTAGGCGCTGGCTCTGAATTTTCTTCCGCTGCGCTCGACGCCTTCCGGTAAATCAGATTTGCGGCTCTTAAGGCCGTTCCGTCTACCGTTCCGTCTCACTGCTTCCCGGTGAATCGGACTGCGCCTGAGGTTCTCTTGACCAGTCACCGCCTCAAGGTGAACGGGGTTTACGCAAGCCCTGTTACGGCACAAATGATCTAGTTCTAACCCTTCAGGCACGGCACCATTTACATGCTCCCAAGCGATACGGTGGGCTCGTCTTGTTTTACTACTCTTTAGATCAAATTGACCGTACCCATCTGGGTGAATGTATCCGCACCAAATAATACACCTATTACTTGGTTTGGTCTTATCGAGAAATCTAGATAATTCTTTAGCGTTCATAATCACCATAATACTACAAGTGGCTGAGCTTTGCAAAAGTACATCCGTTATCACTTAGAAAGAAAGAAACATCAAAACTATTCTCCTAGCATCATTACTACTATTCGCACCTGTAGCCAACGCATAAGAAGCACTGCACCGATCTCTAATCGGCGTCTTCGTCTTCAATTTCCGTCTCTTCGACGGGGACCGACTCAGCCTGCTCCTTGACAACAGGAACGTAACGGCTGCGGTAGACTTCTTGTCTACAACGAACACAGGTCATACCGTAGTTCGTTTGTATCCCACAACGGCACCTAGTGCTTGTCATCCTCCTAGACTCTTCTCTTGAAGGATTTGGAGTGAAGGATTTACCGGAAAGTCTTCGAATCGTTGGAGGAGAATCGGCAATTCCTTGAGGACATCAAATGGTAGCAGTGGTCCACGGTGATACGTGCCCTGTTGTTTCCTTTCTTGTCGTCCAGGGGTTATGTTTTCTTTTGGGGACCTTAGTGTATTATGAAAATGCATCACTTTAACATCATTTGAAAATACATATTCGTTTGAAGCACTCTGCTTAGGTTCTGCACGTTCTCCTGGGTGCGTTTGTCTCCATTTTACAATATCTTTTTTGTATAACCTGTGATGAGGCAGAAATGAATCTACCCCATATGCTTGAGTTAAGCTTTCCACGATCTCTATACGTCGTACCACACCATACGGCAATTTACTCTGAGCAAATATAGGATATTCTAATCGTAGATATTCTAACGATTCTGGCGTCCAAATTTCGTCTGTATCTACTATTAGGTAATAATTGGCATGTCCTAATTCTACAATTGGAGCATTCCTAAATGCCAATTGAGCCTTAGGTGGGACAAAAGGAAATTCTTCTAATATAACTTCAGTTTTAGATTGGCGTTTAAACCATCGCAATACATCTAATGTTCCATCAGAACTGCCTGCATCATAGATTACAATTTTGTCAAAATAGCCCTCTAAAGCGGACAGCGCGTAGGGTGCCCAATAAACGTCGTTTAAGGTTAACACAACCGGAACGAGATCTGATTTCATATCAAATAGACAATCAGGTAAATTTATATGGGCTTTGTCCTTATCTACAAAATCCATTATCTTATCAAGAAATATCGCAGCATCTTTATCATCGGCGAAATGGCTTCTTCTAAAATTAACCATCCAACTGTTAGTTTGAGAATTCCAAATTACTCCATCATACCGACTTTGCTGGTCAACAGATATTCTTCTATTTTTAGTGTTAGCTGATCTAGTGTTCCATTGACAATTAGAAGGTTCATAATCCCCATCATTATTGATTCTATCAAGTTGTAACCCTTCTTTCCATGTTAACAACATATCTTCAAAAAATAAATCTGAAGACAGCCAACGATCACACACCTTAATCCCACGTCCGCCATAATTCGCGTAATTGGCAGCATTAGGATTACTACACATATACAGCATATTTGACCAAACCCCGTAAATAGGGTGAGATCTTAGCCTATGAGTTTTTTTAGGCATTAAAAACCTCTAGCATTTGCTGCACTCGGTGCTTGACAAGATGCTTAGCCATAACTTCTTTATGTCCAATCTCTCCTAATTTATTTGCACAAGTAAGATTGTTCATACACCATTTCATCTGCTCTTCCATGCCTTCTAGGGAATAAGCTTTATATCCAAGATAATGAGTTCCCTCTTGAAACAGTTTCCCCATACCATTCAATGGATCAACTTCAGTAATTAACGGTCTACCGACTGCCATGGATTCAATAACACGCAGATTCGGTCCATCGTGTTTCTGTCCCATGTTCCACAATACTCGGCATTGGCCCATAGCTTGAGCCGTAGCCGGCCATCGATGCTTAAACGCACCATTTACTTGTCTTACGTCGTAAGTCCACTTGTGTGCATCACATATGGTCTTCATCGCAGTAGCTCTATCTAGTCCTCCCTTTGAACCATGAAAACCAAAATCGAATGCTGGTATGCAAGTAGCTAAGGGGAAGAATTCTGCGTCAGTCGCGTTGGGGCACCAATGAGCAGAAGGATGACCTGCAAAGCGATTGCGTTCATTCCATACCGCAAAAAAGACATGATTGTATTTAGCTGCCCATTGCTGATGGAAATCTCCAAATTTACCGTGAGAATCTACGAACCAAACAGCAGACGGAATGCTGACCTTATTTGTCGGGACGCAGAAACCAAGCTCTCCAGCACGATTGCGACCGTTATCAAGATCAAGTAAAAGATCATAATTACGTAAACGAATATCATCAAAGGTATGCTTATGCCCTTCTCCCATGGGCGTGACTTCATGTCCAAAGTCGAGGAACGATTGGTGTACACTTCTAGCATAGGATTCTACTGGCTTCTCTCTATTAAAATCTTGACGGTAATGGAGTAGGACCCTCACTTGATTATATCCTTGGATCTGAGAAAGTCTAGTATGGTTTCCAGGGTGAAGAACTTGGGGTTGAAGCCAATAATGTACGTATTGCGTTCATCTTCAACAAACAGGTGTTGCTCCTCTTTGTTAGCGTCGCTGGTCCAGGTTTCTACGTGTATTCTCATGGGAGGAAGGGGGAGATATAGGTTGGGTTGACTCCGATACGCTTACGTAGCGTAGCATTTGCTGCGACCTGGCGCTTGATCTCATCTGGATCTGAATCCCAACGACCGCCAGCGGTATCGCCAATCTGTTCGAACCTGTCTGCGACTTCCTGTAGATCGATCCACTTGTTAGGGTGACAAACGAGATTGGCTGCGATTACTCGATCTGACCATTGCCCATGCGCGTGACCTACACCTGAGAACTCAGGATGGAAAGCCCCTACGTGACGGACTACCATGTTGGATATGAATGTCAAATCACCTCGTGGGCTAGGACCGTAGATCGGCGTAAAACCCAGGTTCTCCTTGACCCAATTGCCGAAGTCTGGAACTGTCTCCTCAACTACCTTATCCTGTACCCTGCACAGATGGTGGATGTTGGTGTTAAGAACGAACTTGACGTAGCTGTCGAACCAGCCCTCCTCGGTCGGCATCAGATCGTCCTCAAGGATGCACATGAAGTCGCAATCCTTCAGCGCGTAGAGGGCTCGGTTCTTGTTTGCCCCAACACCGAGGTTGGAACCCTTGATGTACGTCACCCCAGGGAAGTCATGCACGACATCACATGTATTGTCGTAGCTGCCGTCATCACAGACAATCACTCGCGAACTCAAGGGCTTAGTGTTGATGACTGCCGATAACACGGTGCGCAAATTCTCGGCTCTGTTGTACGTGCAAACAGCGATCCCGTACTTAAAAGAGTTCAAGAAGTTTCCTTTCATCAAAAAATTTCTCTGCTTGATGTTGAGAACCAAATTTTAACGTTATTCGCCATTCTTTATTCTGTTTATCCCACGTTATCCCTGGATATGGACTTTGAAACTCTGCTCTGTTCCTACGGTTTTTCGTATTCACTGACTTCGTAACCCACCTACAATTTTCCGGTTCATAATTACCATCATTATTAATTCGATCCAATTGAAGTCCGGGTTGCCAAGCAGAAAACATATCGTCTCTGAAGTTCTCAAACCGCATCCAACGATCACAAACTTTGATGCCTCGGCCACCATAATACTTGTAGTCAGAACATTTAGGATTGGAACAACGAGTCTTCATGCTATGCCATGCAGTATAAATCGGGTGCGGTTTGGGTCCAGTTCTGAATCCATGTTTATAAGACACTGAAAATAACCTCCTCTAACTTATTGATACAATCAGTTGAATTTGCCATGTTCTTTGCTGTAAGATAACCTTTGATTGCAATGTTTTTTCTAAGTTCAACATCTTGAATTAGCTGATTGGTGAATTGAATACTTGCGTTTATGTCTCCAATTTTTACAACGAAAGCATTCTCTCCATCCAAAACATATTCAGCACCGGTATCCATGAGAACACAAGCCGCCCCCCCGGTCATGGCCTCTAGTGCCATACGTCCAAGTCCTTCATTTTGACTGCAACCTAACCAGATGTCTGTTTTAAAAAACAGATCACTTAATTCTTGTCGCGTAGGCGACTGAACGTACTTCACACCAGGGATCTTGATTCTGACATCTTTCTGATCAATTTCACCCACACCGACAAGATCAATCTTGTCACCGTACTCTTTGCGAAGAGCTGCAAAGATGACTCCGGCCTCGTTTGATCCCTTGAGCGGATGGTGATGAATCAGCGTGCTGATCGTAATGGACTCGTTCTGGTGGATATCGTGGAAGCGCTTACGTTTGATGTTGCGCTTCATGATGTCGAAGTTGTAATGATACCAGCCGATGCGCGTCGCCTTGACTGGAAGATAGTTCCAAGTTCCCGGCTCTTCGCAGATGTCCGCAAGCCACTGGCTGCTTGTCACGATAGCATCCCACTTCTGGCATAGACCAATCTCTTCTAAGTCCTGGAACCGAGGATTGTGGCTGAGCTTCAGCATCACCTTCTTCTTGGCCTGAGGGCACTCGTTGACGAACGCAGGGTTGAGCGGGTTGTCTGAGTTGGAGATCAGAACATCGCACTGCGGGATTGATTTCGCTGACTGGTTGAGTAGGATGATTGGAAGCTCGGTGTACTTGATTACGCTAGGATTCAGGTCAGAGTACACGGTAGCAATTACAACTTCGTGCCCTCGCTTGGCAAGTTCGTTACCCAGCGTGATGATCGTAGTAGGGCCACCGTGTTTGCGGAGGTGTGGTGTAACCATGCAGATTTTAAGCTTGCTGCTACCCTGGGGTCGTAGCTTTGAGAGCGCCTGATCGAATCGTCGAACGCTGTTTGCGCGGCTATGGCCCTCCAGGCACTTGGACTGAAACTGATTGATGCTCTTTCGAAGATCAGGGGCGATCAAGGCGTCAAAGATTATGGACGCGATCTGACCGACCGGAGTATCATTCGAAAGGATGGGATCGTTCTCCTTCGGCAACGCTGGTAGATATTCTCGGATACCTCGGTTGTTCCAACCGATGACCGGGACACCACAAGCGATGGCCTCAAGTGCAGGCATGCCGTACGAGTGGTTCGTCGATGGGTCGAGGAACACATCTGTCTCAGATGCCAGCAGTTGAGCAATGCGCGTACGCGCGAGATTTCCCTGGCAGATGATGCCGGGTATCATTCCCTGGATGTTGTCTACACCGTAGGCCAGGATGCGAATGTCCACACCCTTAGCTTTGGCAATGTTCTGGAGCGCGATGGCCACTTGGACGCCTCTTTGTGCGCCCTTAAATGGATACGATCCATTGAGTGAAATCAATAATGTCGGACGCTCGTCACCGCTCTCGCGGGGTTTGCTGGGATAGAAGATCTCTCGATCGACTCCTGGACTGATTGTATCCAGGACATTCGCACCCTCAAGTTCCTTGGTGATCCAATTCGAATTGCTGATGATGTGCGGTAGCTTGAAAAAGTTGCCCTTGAGCTGGTCAGATTCAACTGGATCGTTCGTAAGGGCAGGTTCGTATGACTGTGCGTGGAGGACGCCAGTCAGGTTGGGGGCGTCCTTGCATACAGCGTCAACCAGCGGGGCCAACTCAGCGGTGGCCGCAATGACAATACCATTGCTGAACACCTTTCGCTTGAACTCGTTAACGAAGTCATCATTGTCTCGGAAGACATAGTTGCCGCATCGTAACTCTGCAATAGCGTCTACGACTTTGTATCCCGGACGGGGGATAAGCGCAACTCGGGCATCCCCACCGTTGTCATTGATGAAGTTCACAATGTCAGCGATGTAGTGCATACCCCCGCAAGCTTCGACGCTGTGCGTCACGAAGCATACAGGCGCGCGAGTGATGCTGTTCTCCTTCAAGATGTCGTCGAGGACAAGCTTATCTGTCTTCATCTTGCGAAGGGGGACAACCGACTTGTTGAGGTCGATAGACTTGTTCCAAACAGTCCAACTAGGCCAAGCTGCTCGAAATTTGGCAGATGCCGTCTTGCGGAAATTCATGTGCTGTTCATCGCCTAGACTTTCGTAGGAGGCACCGCGCTGATGGAAGACGTACGTGTCATCAGCCAAGACCGCGCGCCACTGGTCAAATGTCTTACCGTTGCTGTAGCATATGGTGCGCATCCAAAGGTCTGTATTTGAAGTAGGAATTAGAGACTCACCAGCCAGAAATAAGTGATCAGGAGAATCAATCCCTAAACATCGCGTAGGAACAGTAGGGCAAGGTTTTATGGATACAATTTTATGATATTGTTGATTTTTCCCTAATTTACTAGGAAGAGTATTCAATTTTCTTTGAAGTCGAAACACAGGAAGGTCTTTGGAACATCTAAAGATTACCTTATAAATTTCTTTATGCCGTTTTTGTTTTTTTGGTGGCCCGTTATTGATTTGACATTTAATTCCAAGACTGCGAAGTAACCAAGCGACGCCTTCAATAAGGTTTAGATTTGTATTATCAAAACTACATTTGCCTGACTTGGAACAATGCCCATCTGTATCCATCAACCCCTGAAGTAGGGAGAGGCGTTGAGTATAAGAAGAATAAAGATAATCTTCTGGGATGTGCTTATTGTTAATAAGATTCAAAGAACGAAGATAAGGAACAAGACCTTTGATATTATGAGATTTGACGCACTTATGGTGCATTACTATAAACCCTGCTTTTTCTATATTCTCCCAAATTTCAGGATCAATTCCGGTTAATTGGCTGTTAGCTGAAGTTCCATCACCTAACCAAGCCCCTAAGGTATATGGATCTAATAGGAGAGGCTTTTCAGGAAATTCTAATGCTTTAGCTAATGGAATCCAGAACTTGTATTGATTTGATTGATTTTTACCTCTGCTGAACACGGTTCCCATATCGAACAATTCTTTAGTGCGGTATTTACCAGGAACATAATCAATCCCAGTTTTTCGTAGGTTATCTTGCTTATGCCGTGCTACCCATGACTGTGCTGTCCGTAAAACAACATTAAATTTCTCTGATAATTCTTTTGTTGTTAGACCTGAATCAATGGCGTCTGCTACTTGGTTATAAACTAACCAAGATACCCGATGAGGTTTACTGTTATTTTTATTGTTAACATAATTTTGAGATTCAACATACCAACTATGCCCTTCACTAGCAATAATTTTTTCGCCTGTATCGAATTCCAACTTGTAACAAGGTTTATACATGATGTCTGTCAATTTTACAACATTATGTAATTTCCCGTCTAGACCATAAATTTTGTCTTCGGTGGTAATATCGCCAAGTTGTTTCCACCCGTTTCCCGTGTAAATTCGCGTAGTTACGTGGATCATTTCCTCTGCAAAGTTCTGATAGGACTCATCCAAATAACCAATCGAGTGAAGTAGGTTATTAGAGAACAGAAAGCAAAAACCTGTTGGCATGATCTCTGGGTACGTGCGACCAGTCGTTGCTTCCAATAGAGTGTTCATGTTTTTATATGTGAAGCCAGCATGCATACCGACGTTGATGACGGCTGTGTTATTTGTCACAGGGTTGACGATCTTGTTCTTGGGGTCCGCCTTCAGGGCGGCAACCATCTTGCTCAACCAGTACGGTGTCACCAATACATCGGAGTTCAACAGGCAGGTGTAGGAAAAACTTGTCTCATTGTGCTTGATGCCTCGATTAACCGTAGCCGAGAACCCACGATTCTTTCGATTAGTCAGCAGTGTAAGCTTGTCAGGATACTTAGCTGCGAAAGCTACAAGCTCAGCATTAGTTGTCTTATCGCTGGCATCATCCACGATCGTCATGTGATAAGGCCAAAAGGTGCAATCAAGAACCTTCTGGATGCATTCCTTGACAAGGTGGATAGAATTGTAAACCGGGATCACTATGTTGACGCGCTCTTTGTCGTCGATAGATTCGACAACCTTCTGCATCGCCTTGTAGTAGCTGCGGTTTACGGTGGTAAGCTTGTCCATGTTGAGATAGGTGCTGTCCACCAGGTCGGCCGGGAACTCCTCAGCTTCGGACGGTTGTTCTGCACGACGATCGAAGATAGCCTGTTCCAGGATGGGCTTCAATACGTCTGGATTCAACTCTGTTAATAAGAATCGATCCCTGATGAATTCCTCTACCTGCTTCGGGTCGGGGGGTTGCCATTCTTTACCCCTGAAGGCCATACCGCTCTTTTAGTATCTTGATCTCATGATTGATGTACCAAACTGCCTTCTCTAGATCCTGAATTTCCTTCGCCTCACGCGACATGCCGTCTTCTTTGTCGCCAGCACGGCAGACGTACTTGACTGCATTGCCGCGATCGAAGTTAAGACGCTGGTCTGCAATGAAGTCGGATACCTCGATCTTACCCTTGTTGTAGTGGCGAGGGCGATTAACTGAATCGTACGTGATTACGCCTAAAGGCGCAACGACGCCATCGCCTGTCAGCACATCTCGATATACATCCGGTACTGGGACGTGGCGTTCATGTGGCGTGCATGCTCCACAGCACTTACCCTTGTCCGAGTCCATTTCATCGTCAAAACTCATACAACGAGATCCTTTAAGTCCGGTGGTTGGTATGTATCAGGTTTCAGCACCTTACCGTCATCCCGGTAACGGGGTTTGCCGTCTTCCCATAGCTTGCTCATGTTTGAGGCATGAACGCGCTCGCCTGCTTCTTCAAAGTCCCATTCAAAAACATCGGCTGTACCTGCTACTACGTAGTCCAGGTCAGCCAGTTCCTTCAGTAAATGCTCATGATCCAATTCAGCGAACGGTCGCATTTGAACGATCTCGTATCTACCGGTAGCAGGGTCGATCGGGCGCACTACGCATTCCGCTGCTTCCAAGACCTCAATGTACTCCTCCGTAATCAGACGAATACGGTCACGCAGGATCTCGTCTGAAGTTTTGTCTGCTTGAGGAATGCCGAATGTTTTGTGGAACATTTTGACTCTATTTACTGTGTGCATGGCCTATTATACCCCTTACGGGCGCGGGTTGCTTTCTGCATTGTAGTTCTGCGTTACCTGGATGAACTCTGCCTTGCGCTGTAGCTCAGGGATAGTTCGTGCTCCACCGTAAGTCATACCACTGCGTATGCCAGCCAGAAGATTACTGATGGCATCGATCGCCGTGCCGGATACAGGAGCCCAGAAAGCTTCACCCTCCGGAACTGTGCCCCCCTTAGTGCCTCCAAAATATTCTTCCTGAAAGTCCGCGCTTGCTTGGCCCCGGTATTTTGCTTCAACTTGCGCATAGGGTGCGCCTGTTTGATCCACCATTGGCATGTAGGTCTGTGTTCGTTTAAGGGCAGCGCTCTCATTAGTTAGCGCTAGCAGCTTCCCGATCATCACCGAATCAGCGCCGGCTGCCAGGGCCTTCACGATGTCCGCCGATCCTCGGATGCCGCCGTCTGCAATGATGGGTACAAAGAGCTTTTTCTTGACGGCAGCAATCTCTTGGATAGCTGTAAATTGTGGGACTCCAAATCCAGTAACCATTCGAGTTGTACAAGCGGAATTATGGACAATAATATTATTAGCAATAAAACTATGAGTTGAACAATCTACTTCAATATCATATACATCTTGTTCTTTATCTAGATCTTCATACTGCAATAATTTTATAATTTGAAAATCAGTAATTTTTCTATTATGGGGATTTAATAATTGCCTAGAAACGTAGGAGATGTTACAATTTTTAATATCACAGTTTTTAAGCCCCCCAGAAGAAGGTAATCGTGTTTCAATATTAGGTATATGTCCATTTAGAATAACAGATAAAACGTTAAATAATTCAATAAGTTTGATAGATGTGTTACTAAACGATATTCGTTTATTAGGAGAAATAGACCCATCAGAATCAATTAATCCGTCTTGTAGTCCTTGTAAATATTTTTCATTTTCAATGAAAAATTGTTCCGGTAATGCCTTATTGCTTCTTTTTCCGAACATTAAAAGAAAATCGGCTAAAGGTTTGTAATAAAAACAAATTCTAATTGTGTTATCTTTATATTGTTTTTTGGCTTTTTTATTGAATATTTTATAGATAGCGTTTAGTAGTTTATCAGCTATTTCTTCTTCATTTTTACCGAATGCCCAACTGGCACTTCCCTGAGAAGTTGCATTGCCGTCCCCAAGGAACGTCCCAAATAAATACCCTAATTCATAAGTTGGATATAAACAATAATCTTCAGAATACTTTGCTCCGGTTCTCCAATTCCCCCCAGTCCTCTTCATTAAAGGAATAGAAAAAGTTTTAGGTAAATCAAAATTAATTTTACTAGGAAATAATAAACATCCTTGTTTTAAATTTTGTATTTCCATCCATTTAATTTTATTTTGTTTTGGTATTGTTTTACTTTGTTTTAATAGTAAATTTTTATATCCGCACTCGCCGATAGATTTAACATTTGATGAAGATAAATCTCCTACTAGAAAATTGTGATCAGGTGTTGCAATAATTTCAAACCCTGCATTTGTTTTTATTTTGGATATTTTCCTTATTCCCGTTTTCCAGGCTCTTTTAACTTTCACAGACTTGCCGTCTTTATTAATAAGAAAATCTCCAAATTTAATATCTTCGATATTTTTATAGAAACCATTAGCCATTAGAATTCTAGTGCCCGCTCCAAAACAACCCGGACCGATGCCAATTTTAACACAATTAGCACCGGCAGATACGAGATCACGATACCCATCAACAGTACAAACATTACCGGCAATGACCTCCACATCGGGGAACTCCTGTCTAATTTTATTGATTGCCTTCAGCATGCGCGAGTCGTGACCGTGCGCAATATCTAAGCAGATGCCAAGAACGTTTGTGTTTTCAAGAAGCTTCAAGGACTCTGATAAGTCCGCATCCCGGATGCCACTAGAGATGAAACTGTCGGGAAAACTCTTCGCCCATTCAAAGCGAACACTATATTCCGCGAATCTATGGAAGATCGGAACCGATCCGGCGTCCCGCATTACCTGCGCAAGCTTAGGGGAGATCACTGAATCCATGTTGCTAGCTATGATGGGAATGTTTATTGGCACCATGGTTGTTAACATGGTCTTCAAATCCGGTACCGTTCGCGATTCAACATTGTTGAAGACCGGCACTAAGGCTACATCGTCGAAAGTTAATCCTTGCTTCATACTTCTCTTACTACCACTAATGCTTCTGCAAAGAAAGATCTAGATTTGACAAAAGCTGCCTGCCATCTTTCTACGTCGTTCTTCGGAGCAACCACTTTTTTGATGCCAGATTGGATTATATGCACAGCACACCTATCACAAGGAAGAAAAGGCCAGATATATAGGGTGTAACCCTTCATGTCTTCTTTACAATGAAGAATAGCGTTCATTTCACAGTGAATTATTCTAGACAACTTGATTTCTCGATCAGCATACAACTTTTCGTGGTCGTTCATTCTTCTAGGAAAACCATTAAACCCAAGGCTGGCGACGGTGTTGTCGGGGCGAACAATTAGCGCTCCCGTTTGTGTGCTCGGGTCCTTAGATGCTGTAGCAACATATTTTGCCATACCAAGAAACCAGTCGTCCCACCACTCATTCCCACGTTGCATGCTTCAACCTTTGTAATTTTGTGGCCAATCTTTTGCGTTCTTCTTTTAATTCAATAGAATTCTGGTGGTGGTAACTCTGGCACCGGTGTACTATGCAAAAATCATCAAGTTTCATTGTTGAACAATTCAGGATATTCACTCTTCAATATTGACGTAATCTGCGGGAATACACCGGTAAACACTTGGAAGCATTGCGATGCAATTTGTCTATGCTCTAGTTGCGTCGATTTGTCTAGTCGCACTAAAAAGTAGGTTATCCAACTACGTGCGCTACCGCACATGTAAAGCTTTGTCTTGGTACTCAATGGGAGCAAGAACCGTGCCTGCTCCTTAGCGATGCCATTCTCTAATGCCGTCTTGTAGCGTTGCATGGCCTCAGCATTATTGATACCCTGGATTCGCTGGAACCAATCCTTGACAGGTTGCGTTAGGTCATCAATACTGTTTTGGCGATTTTTGTCATCCCGTCTGCGGGCAGGATAGGTAATAACCCCAGTTGCTTCGGCGTACCTTGTACTCCACTCTTGAAACGAAAAACTCCTGT